GAAGAATGGGCTATAGTCTCATGTATATCTAGATAATTCTCTCTACTGGTAAGAATAACACTGAGCAGGGCTGTAAAGAATAGAACTAAAGAAACTTTTCTCATTAAAATATCCCCACCCAGGCTGTACCTGGTCCATTACATATATAAGTTAAAGTTAACCCAGCATGAGTACCAGAGCTATTATGCCAGATGCTTCCATTAGGATAAGTAGACCCACATCCTGTAGATGGTGCAGCGTTTTGCCAAGTCTCGGTTCCATAAGAACCATTAACGTATGTAGGAAATCCAGTGCCATTAACTGTAAGTTGGTTTACATTAAAGTTCTCAGGTAATGGAGCAAAGTCTACATATTGAGTATAGATTACATCTGCTGAAGCAGCACCATAGAACTCAAGTTGAAGTGAATTAGTAGGTGGGATAGCAGCATAAGAACTTAGATCAACAACAAACCCCTGCACGGCTGCACTAGTAGCGGGGTAGGCATTAGTTACAGGAATAGCCACAGGTCCAGTTATATTTGAACATACCCCTGTAGCTATAACACAAGTCCCAACTCCTACGTTAGCAGTGTTTGAAGCAAGGCCAGACTTCATATTGAAGTAGACCATATACTTACCCGGAGCTATTCTTTGTCCCTGGCCGATAGCAATAAAGTTATCGTTAAATCTATATGGAGCACAATAAATAAATCCAGTGTTATTTCCTACAGTACAACCCACGTTAGCTTGGGAAGTATAGGCTGTGGAATCAAATGTCCACAGGTTATGATTCATAGGCCCAGGATCAAATTGTCCCCCGGCAAATTCTTCAGGACCAATAAATCCCCAGCCACTATGAACATAAGCATCTTGGCCTACGTTACCTGTATTGAATGTTTCATTACTTTGGCCATCAGGAATAGTACGATTGTTACCAAATACAGGGTTTCCAAAAGGTCCCTGGGAATCATATCTACTTCTTACGTATGTTTTTGGCCCCCAGTTAATGAATGTGCAGCTATTAGCTATAGTAAGATAGTTCCAAGTATTACAAAAAGGACTACTACCTACTAGCTCAGTATAGTCAAATACTGTCCCACTACCATAGTTAACTATAGGTGCAACATAACCTAGTCCTTGATTAGAGTTGTTCATATTTCCCGAGGACCAGTGTTCATCAACACCCCCTACTTGAACATAACCCCCGCCTCCCATGTGCATATCGCTGAATAGATTATTGTATCCATCCAGTTCCATTAAAAACTCCTGCCCACAATGAGTACCAGCTTCGGGTTCTATATAAAAATTAGGTATTGTACTAAGAGTCATCGCCCCAGCTTGAGCACCAGTTTGGTCATCCCAGCCGTAAGATGTAAATAGCCCTCCACCGCAACCTACAGCTCCACCTGAGCTATTACCAAGTTGAGAGTAAGTGTCGAAGTTGCTAAAGTTATTCTGATTAGCATTAATAATATCCATGATATAACCAGCACGGATAGTGATTTTGTCCCAAGTAGAACCATCTGCCGTGGGTTGATAAAGATTGAAGTTGTGATTTTCAATCGAAGGCTGAGCTTGAACAATACCATATTCAGTGCCACTCATTCTTATATCATTATAATGAGTGGCATAGCCCAAGCCTACAAAGTAAAAACCACAAGTATTATTATACTCAGGAAGATTGTTTTGAACAATATTAATATCATTAATATGCGCATTAGACCAAGCTTGGGCTTGGTTAGTTGTACCATTAGATTGAGGAAACGCCCAGACACAATTACCAATGTTATGGCCAGGAAAAAAGCTAGAGTTAGTTGGAGTTGTATCGCTTGAGTTAATAGTCGGAGTAACTACAAAAGGTTTAGTAGGCACAAATGGATTAAGTGGTGCTACATAAGAAGTAGAAGGATGATCTACACTAGTTCCTGTACAACCGGTGATAGTATAATAGTTACTAACATAGCTAAGATTGTAATAATTACAAGTCTCAGCCCCAATCGCAATAGTCCCATAAGGTGCCGCGCCATATTCACTTCCAGGGTTTGGAATAATACTATTTGCCATTGTTAAATTAAACGGATAACTTCTTCCTGCAGGAAAATCTATACTCGTGTGTTGAATATTAGTTCCAAACACATTATAAGACTGCGTACCACTAGGAATAGTAGTACCAAGAGTTCTAGGAGAAGCCCCACCACTACAACTACCTGATGTAGACGCCACGGTGGTTTCAATTAACCCTCCTGTAGCATAAGGGAATATAACTTGTTGTCCTACTGCGGGGACTTGAGAAGCTAAAAGAGCACTTGCATAGCAGGCTAGAGTTGTGCCATTTGTTAAAGCTACTGAAGATTGGCAACCAGTATTGTTTTGATTAGGACCAATACACCATTCAGGAGCGAGGGGGTAGTTAGAGTCACGTGTCATTACATACGCGGGTCTATATAAAGCAGTCTTAGCTGAAGTACCAGAGTCATTAATCAAACTCCAAGCCTGAGTTGCATCAATTCCACCTTCAAGAATAACGCCGAAATCATATAAATGCACGGCTCCTTGATTTGTAGGAGTTGTGTAAGCATCCGGCGCTGCAAACATATCTTCGCCAGGAGCGCCAATGAAATAACTTACATTAGGCCCGGCACCCTCTAAACCTGTAGCAGAAGGATTAAGCGTATGGGACATAAAAGCCCCGGCACTTAGAGTAAGTTTAGCTGGTGGGGTATAAAAACCAGCTCCTTGAAATTGAGTAAGAGTTGAGCCAGAGGTAAGGTAGTTTTGAGCGTTAGTAGTATTATCTGTCCCAACCCATGCTGCGATATAAGTAGTTTGATTCCACGGAGGGAAGCTAGATACAGTAAAGCTAAGACTTGTAGGTACAGTAAGAATCTGGGTCTCAAAAGCCTGTTGGGTAGTGGAGTTGTATATCCACATTACTTTGCCTATGTCATAAGATGACATAGAGTTTAAACCTACAGTAATGGTTTTAGAAGCTGTGCTGAATTGCACATTTACCTGCCGTGCATCTCCTACCATACTCCATGCGTCGGCATTAATAGTGTAAGTATAAAAAGGTAGTCCTTCATGTTTAACTAAGGCTTGAAGTTGACTATTACTTAGCACAGGTGTGAATTTCTGGGGTACTGTATCCCCACGTTGAAAATCATACACCCCAGAAGGAGCAGCGGCGATTAATGAATTAATCTGACTTAATGTTTGGCCTGGGGGTATGACATAATGATTCGTATGTGTAAGACTCCCAGAAGAATAAGCTCCAAGTTCAGCGGTGTTTAAAGTAAAACTCCCTGAACCACCTGTGAAAGTAAATGTAGAGCCTACGTTACTTACAGTACCGTTAAATGTAAATGGAGAACTTTGTCCATTAATAGTCGCGGCTGATCCACCAGCTAAGTTACCCCAAGATGTTCCATTCCATTGACGAGAGATGTTAGTTGTAGTATTAAAATACATCCCTCCAGGATTAGGGGTAGTAGTTAATTCCACATCCCCATAACCAAAAGCGCCAATAACATTCACGGCAGGGAATCTAGGAGCTATAGAATTAGAGCTAAGAAATGAAGTTAAACTTGTCAGGCCAGAGTTTATTTGTATTGGATTATATACAGTAGCCGGAGCACTAGTGTTACTCTGTACAGTGAATCTATAAGTAGATCCAGCAGGTTGAATAAGACTATTATCAAGTAACACAAACCCTGCAAAAGCCCCAGTGCCACCAGTAACTATAGATTGATTCAATAAACTATTATACGGCGCATAAGTAGCTAGGCTTTGGCCATTTAATGTATATTGATTTAAATTCGGATAACTAGGATTAGGAACCCAAGTAGCTTGTACTTTTGCCCCACTCCAAGCGAATCCATCACTATCAGTTATAGTAGCACCTGTAGTTACTGTTTGCCCCAGGCAAATACCAGCAGCTAAAGACAAGACAAAGAGTAGTGTTAATTTCTTAAACCTGCTCATTATATATGCACTCCGTAACAATCAATCTCACCTACTGTTGTAGCTACTGCGGCACTTCCTTGACCATTTTGTAAAGTTATAGTCACTGCATTTGCTGTTTTAGTGGCATAGATATTTGCCTGTAAACCTGTTGTAGGAGCACTTGGAGTACAAGTAAGAGCATAGTTTGTATCTGCAAATGCTGTTGGCCAGTTAACAGGGGACATTGTACAAGTAGCTGAAGCTGATGTACCAGTTGTACAAATACCACTGGTAATAATTAATACCCCAGTTTGATGTACAGTAACCCCAGCAGTAGCAGAGGTTACGAGGCCATTTAATATAGTTAATGAAGAAGGATAAGCAAATGTTCCTGAAGCGCCTGTTGTAGATGCAATTTGAGCATCTATCCAAGCTCCTAGAACACAACGTTGTTTAAATGGTGCTACTGTAGCTGAAGTATTTGTATATTCCCAACCACTATAAGTTGAGCTACAAGTAACCGGGGGCGTAGGACTAGTACCGGCTAAAGCACAGAAGTTCTCATAATTACCAGTAGTGCCTATACAATTTTTAGGTATAGATGTATTAACAGTCGGTGCAGTAGTTCCATCAGCAGAGTTGTATTGGTCAGTGAATAAATTATACTGTGACGTAGAAGTTGCAAGTAATCCAGTATTTAATCCCCCGCAACCTGATGTAGCAGTCCTGTATAACTTAAATGTAACTACTCCAGCAGTCATAGGTGTTTGAATACCTACACTAGCTGGGATAGTCCAAGTAGAAGCAAGTCCAGTTATTATAGTAGGAGTCCCAGGAACTATTCCTCCATCAGCATCTATACCAGTTACGTCATAAGTAACTGAACAAGCACCAGCGCCAATAAAATTATTGGTTAAAGTTAATGCCCCGATAGTAGGTGAAGGAATAGCTTTTTCTTGTCCTGCAATACCGGGCAAACCTAGTGTGTAACTCATCTGTGAAGGATTAGTTACTTGAACTAGGTTAGTAGTATTTAGAATAGGCACAGGTTGATACTGGTTATTTACAGTTGACGTAAACTGAGACCCAATATAAATCGGCCCCATATAATTATTAGCACTCGTAGTAGCTACTTGGTGTATACCACCTGTGCTATCTAAACCAAACTCATTACCATTACAATTTACTTCCGTTACCCAAGGTTGAAAACCTGTAGGAGTTGCACAGTTAACAACTAGTAATGGCGGATAACCAAATAGCCCGCCATTAGGAGATTGATTTACAGGGGTGAAACTTTGGTCTACAGAATATACTTGCGCGCCTGCTGTATGAGTAGCAGCGGTGGTAGTTGAATAGCCTCTAGTTATTCCTGTTAAAGTATTCCCACCAGATATACCTGTATATAACTCACGCTCAGTATCAACTAATACCACACCACTAGTAGGGTAAGCTGAGGCAGGACCAGTTAATACTAGAGTAGTATCTGAGATACCTTGGCCACCAGAGACATTATTTAAAAACCCATATTGAGGACCACAGCCTACGATAGTAGCGCAGGTTAAAGAACTTAACTGATTCACCACCCATACACAAGGGCTAATTCCAGTGCAAGTCCAGACTTCTAAAGCGCCTAAAGTTACATTAAAGAAGCTCCCACCTGGGACTGGGATTGTAGATATTTCTCCTGTGCTATATCCAAAAGCCCCGCCATATTGTCCTGTAGTAGCAGGGAATCTGGGGCTAATTATATTGGATGATATAAAAGAGGTAGCATTGTACGTTGCCCCAGAAACAGCTAGATTGGGAAATGTACTCGAAGGCGCAGATGTATAACTTTGAATTGTAAGTTTCCACGAGCTTCCACCAGGAGCAATTTGATTATTATCAAGGAGTGTAAGACTAAACATTCCTGTGCCATTGGTTAAAGTAGACTGACTTAAGTATGATACATATGTTGGTGAGGTAAGATTTACACCATTAATATTATATTGATTTTGATTAGGATAATTAGGATTAGGTACAAACGTAGCAGTGACGTTTGCATTAAACCACACAGTTCCATCGCCATCTGTGATAGTCCCAGATGTAGTTGTAAACTGTGCAAACAAATGCCCGGTCATAAAGACCAGGCTAAATAAGATCAGTAACCGCTTTATCATACTCACTCCAGTCAACTTTAAGAGCATCGCTGATGATTTTTTCACATTGAGTAGCTATTTGATGCTCATGAAAATAAGGCGCACTAGGGTCATTTCCAGGTTCTTCCTTATTATCGAAGGCTCTTTTACGCTCATACTCCTCGTCAAAAGCCGTGACATCAACTTCCTTAACACCGTTTGCTTGGCAAAGAACAGCTTCAATTGCTTCATGGATACCAATTAAAAACTCGTGACGAGTATCTCCCATTAAACTTACTCTAATCTCTAAATTCCCTTCAGGATCAAACCACCAGTCACCCACTGTGGGATAACGTTGGTCCTGATGGAGTATAGGTCGAATTGTTATTACCATCACTTATCTCCGATATAATTGCCGTAGGAGGAACCTCACACCAAGCACAAATATTTCTTATGTAAGACTCCGTGTCATTTTCTGTACTAGGAGCATAACTTCTGATAGCGTCAGCCACTGTCTTACCACCGTAATGTTTGGTGAGAAGATTAATAAGAGCTGTGAACCCGATTTCTGGGGTTGGGAAAATAGCGAATCGGGGATCTCCATGAGTTGCGCCGTATGCTCTAGTAAACGCTCCATACTCAAGGTTTCCTGGATTGTTGTTCCGTCGGGCTCTGGTTCCAAAGACATAGTAACCTTCCTCTCGGGCGATTGCTTCAGATAAAGTCATAGGAGGTTTGGGCATATCTGGATCAATTTCAATAGTAGCTATAGCCATCCTTTTTGCTCCAATTCATAATATCTTTTAAGTATTGACTTCTTTAAATCATCCCTATATTGCATATCAGGGATTTGTATAGCTTCTACTCTAGTTTTGAGAGTATCAAAGATTTTAGTTGGGTCTGGTCCGCAGACAATAGGGCAAGCGATAAATCCCGTGACTCCTGAACAGACAAGCTTTCCTTTTTCAAGTTTTGCATCATATAAATAAGTATGTTCCAAATCTTCAGGTTCGATTCCTTTAATAGGCTTTCCGATATTATTGATTGTTCGCATTTCAGTTGGGTAAGGAGGAATGCTAATCCTAGCGGAGACTCCAAATTGATTTGCCCAAGACTCTTCAGGAACTTTTCCCACAGCGCATCGGTACATAAGTTCCCCGAAATCTCCTCCATAAATCCTAGCGAAAGTTGCTGTGGCATCGTAGCCAAATCTGGGAGTCCATTCAAGGCCATATAATTCGCCGCCTTCTGTAATAATACAATTTAAATCTATATTTCCAACAAATTGTCCGTCACGTAAAATATCTCTGGCTTTTCCAAGTCCCTTCTGGAATATTTTACTTTCGGATGAGAGAGTAAAGACAAGATTCCCTGCGCATCCAGTATTGGGACCAATGTTCCCGGACATAAATTTTTTATCTTCAAGGGTTCCATTGAGACAATAAAATTCACTTCCATTAAACCAGCCCTCCACGCTACACTCTGTTCCTCCGATAAATTCCTGTAAAATAAATTTGACACCCTTCGATAACGCAGATAGTTTATCAAAATATTCCAGAAGATCCTCGGCATCTTTGCTAACATAAGTAGAAGCGGGATCTTGACCTTCTGCGTCAGAAGAATCGGGTTTGAATACATATCTTTTACCATGTTTTTTGACATACGCTTTCGCGGCTCCTATGTCGTTAAATCGTTCATAAGGGGGGACGCTAATACCAGCCGCCTCCATTGCTTCAATTCCTTTTACTCTATCATCTTCAAGTATACAGTTAATAGTGCCATCACCAAAAGTAGGACAATGCCTTCTACTAAAGTCGGCCATTTTTTTACGACCAGTGGTATCGAAGACAGAAAGATCATACTTAGCGTAATTAGGATACCCTTTACTAGATTCATTTTTATGCCTCTGATCTATGTTATGAAGTATTGGCCTGGCTATACCTCCCATTATATCTTGATACTTCATCTTACTAAGATAATAGTCAACAGTATGCCCACTACTTCTTAGGTAGTGGGCAAACCATGCACCGTATCCTGTAGCGCTTGATAAAGCTATTCGCATTTAAACTTTCTGTTTTGCACTACCATCATGCTTGATTGGTTTGTTAGCGTAGTTAGGATGGCATACTGGATCGCCACCAGAATAACGACCGTGTTTGTTTGAAGATGTAGACACGTCTTTAGACTTCATATCTGAAAGAACTTCTTTGCGAGTTTTAACTGCTGCTTGTCCGCTCATTATTGATCCCTCTCTTTTTGTTCTTTAAGTGTTGGTACAAGTTGGTGAGCTGCTATTTTACCTACATTCATAGGTAATGCATACTCAAGAAGATCACGAGTCAAGGGTTTAAAGTTTGCACTATGACCTGTAGCTGCGCGAGTTATAGGATAAATTGCGTCTGTTACACCTTGTGAAACCATATTACCTAAAGGCCCAATCATAGAAGAAGCTAGGCTATGACGAGTGATTGCCTGAAGATAATCCGCCGCAGCTCCAAAGAAAGCCATATGTTGATAGCCTTGAGCGAAAGCTGAAAGTAAACCTACAGCTCCATTTTGGCCAGTAGCATTTTCAAAGTCTTCTTTAGTTTCTTGCATATCCCATTGCCCACGGCCCCATCTTTGAAGAGTCTTAATTCCTAATCCTGCAGACGGAGCTACAACACCTAACATGGTAAATGTCTGAGCTAACATAGCTGCATTTTCCATAGAAGGATTTTTAAGACGCTGGCCACTATATTTCATGGTTTTGACCATAAGCTGTGCTTGTCTTGTAATATAACTATGGTACATTAGAGCCATTCTATGAAATGGGCCAGAACCAGAAGCGAAACTTCTATTTAAGCCTTGATCTAGGAATACATTATTATCTACATACTTATATATCCCTCTTTCCATTTGCTCCTTAGTTAACTTTCCTCCCTGCTTTAAAACTTCTGCTGGATCAATTCCCATCATCCTTAATTGCATAATAGCTGCGGCGTCTTTACCTCCCGATCTAAATATATTCTCTGTAGCACGCTCGGCGGTATGTTTCCCTGCGGCAAACCCAAGAGCAATTGTCCATTCTCTAGTCGAATTAAAACCTGGTTGATGAGTATATCTAGCAACGGCCTCTCCAAATTCTGGGTTAACTGAGTTTGCCAAGATGCCGTTTCTTCCATTATATCTAACTGCATAAGCGTCCAGAGCGGTAGATTTGAAGAGTCCCAGGTCGCTTGCGAGTTTATGTATTCCATCATAATCTTTGTATAAATCAATTAGGCCAGCTCCTAAGTCTCGAATATTTGTATTGTAAGCATAATTGAGAGGTGTGGCTAAGTGAGGAATAGCGATAAAAGGAGCCATGAACTTTTGGCCATAGGATTGGACTAATTGCTCAAGTTTCCCCGGCGCTTTATAAACTGCATCTGTATTAAGACTAACGCGATTCTCTGAATTTCTTGTTATGTTACTTTTGACTGTAGATAAAGATCGCGTTTGACTAGTTCCTGGGACTGGGACGTTTTCTTTGGTATCGTGTAGAAGCATCGCCATATGGTCGGCTAGTCTTTGTTGATGGAAATGCTGTTGTAGAGGATTGATATTTGGGTCTTTTTCAATACCTTTAATAGCCGCCGCTATCACAGCATCGTTCTGGCCATAAGTCATCTTCCGCGCTTTATCAGCAGCGATTTGATGAATTTGTTGGGGCTCAAGCATCTTAGGCGCGGGTCCTTGATTACCGGCTTTAATAAAATTTACATGAGCATCTAACTTAGCGTTCTCGTGATCTGCAATTGCGTTTACTGTTTTAGCATATGTAGGAAGATACTGGTTTACATGAAGATCAGCTAAGAATTGTCCAGCTTTCGTGGACATCATATATTTTTCCATTGCTGGAAAATGGTCTTGGATTAACTTAGTAGCGTCTACTTTAGGTAAACGATCTAAAGTTTCTGTAGCGATTCTACCTAGAACTGAAGCTGCTGCGCCCATTATATATCACCTTCAATGCCGTGCATTTTTGCTATTTTACGATATTTAGATGCAGACATTCTACTGCCTTTTTTACCTTTACCTTGAGCTATAGAATAAGAAGACTCAAGGTCTTTAGCCATCTTTCCTATGACTTTTCCCGCATTTACAGCTTCAGGAAAGCTCTTTTGAGCAACATCTATATTCCCAGTCTTCTTAATCTTTTCATTTACCTTTTGGCTATTTATAATCCCCGTCTCTTCTTTTACTTTATTGACAGTCTCTTCAACTAACGTAGCATTTACATTAACCCCAAATAGCTGCTGGGCTTTTTGTACATTAGCCGCTAACTGAGGATTCTCTTTCATCTGAGCCTCTAGCTTTGCCTGAGAATCTTTAGCCACTAGGTCAGGTACGTGGGCCGGAACTTCTTTTGCTGCATCGGCAACTAAGTTAGCTCTATGAACTTTGAGAATCTTCCTCTGATCCCAGGTAAGTTCTTTATAGGGCTTCTGAAATAATTTTTGAGATAGACCTTGAATCGCTGCTTTATTAGCTACCACAGCTTTATCTTTAACCGGGTCTTCACCTTTAGCGGAAGTATGAACATCGTGTGTAAGTTCGTGTTCTGCTTCATTAATAAGATTCTGTACTAAAGGCTTCCCTCCCATAGCTAGGTTTTCAGCATCCATCTTCTTCACAGACATATCAGAAGCGACACCAATTCTACCTTCACCTTTCATTCCTAACATACCAAATACTGCAAATTGAGCAGCCTGTCTCATTGACTCATATTTATTATCACCCATAGCCATAGAGCCAATAAAACCATCAGCCGCGTTCATCATTCTATGAGCTACAAAATTACCTACTTTAGACTTAGCTAAAGACGCTGTTAACTTCTCTCCTTGACCTAGAGCAGCAACTCCTCTTGCCGCACCAATCGCTTCATATAATGGAGCCGTAGCAACTACGTCCCCTGCTACTGAAGAAATCCACGGCGCAAAACCATCTTTGTCGTGAACTTGGAGCCAGAAACTAGAATTATTAATCATGCTATCTGAAACGTTATCTATAGTTTTTTGTTGGTGGTCTAAGATAGCTTTCATCTTATCTTTGACTGACATCTCTTGTTGATCTTTGTTAGGATCATTAGAGAAGTAGTGATGTAAACCTAGTGCTGTATTTGTAGCGGCCATACTTAATTTAACGCCCGCAGAGCCAATGCCTTTTAAGATTTTACCTTGAGCTAGCTCTGCTGAATCTACCACGCGCATAGCTTTATCAGTAGCCCAGCTATCATAAAACCCTTCAGGTTTAGCTACAAAACTACCTTTACTATCTCTCTGTGTTATACCTTTCATCCAAGTATCTTTATCAGGCGTAGCTTTAGGGTAAGCCTTAGTAACATACTTATCATAGTATTTACTTAACACCTGAGTTTGTTGTTCTGGTTTTAGTGCCTGATACTTTGGGTTATTTTGAATCCTTTGAGCACGAGCTAACACTGACGCCTGGTTATCTTCAGGTGTATTAAACGACAGCGGGTTCTTTACAGCTGGGTTTAAAACTTCATTAAGTGGCATTAGAAATTATCAGGATTCGTTGGGTCTTTATCATCTTCAAGCCCAGAAGGAGCCATTGGCATTTTTTCTTCATCTTCTGAAGGAAGAACGCCATGCTTAATAAAATAATCCATTTCTTTTTGTACTGATGTCATTGCAGAACTTGCGGCATCTTTAAGAGCTTCTTGTGCTCTATTATTTGCCCAATATTTTTCTTTATCAGCAACATTACCATTTTTGACCATCAGATTATTATTCTGCATTGCTTTATCAGCTTTATCAGCTTCATCTTGCATAGTTTTGATATAAGAAGTCATCACCCTAAGTTTAGCTTCTGGACTATTTTTAGCCTTATCTAAAGCTTTAAGTCTCATATCATATAAATCTTTTTGTTGTTTTAAACGATCTGCTGATATTTTCAGAGCTGTTGAATCTCTCATACCAGTTGTTTTAATTTGTGTTAATAGTTCCCCTGCTTTACGAAGATTTTCATTAGCTTCATGTTTAGAAGCTTTCCAATCTTCATGCTGCTGAATAAATTCCGTCTGCGCGTTTTTAGCATTAATTGCATTTTGCTGCATCGCAGACTGCTGTGCCATCTTTTGTTCTTGGATAGCTTGAGGCATTGTAGCTTTAATCTGCGCTGCAATAGCTGCTTGCTGTTGTTGCATTAGATCAAGTTTTTGTTTTTCAATAACATTACCTTGAAGCTTTTGATTTTGTTTCTCTTCAAGTTGTTGTGCATAACTCTTTGTAGCTTGTTGTAGGGCTTTATGTGCAGGGTCAGTATTTTTAGAAGGGTCAATTTGATTAATATCAAACGCTTTTTCAAGCTTCTTCGCTGTTTTAGGATCAGCGAAAGCATCATTAATATGATCTTGAGCTTTTTTTAATGCTGCTTTAGCATCCGCATTATTAGGATCAGCCTGTAATACTTGACGCGCTTGACTTACTGAATCATTAGCATCCATCACCCCATGAATCTTTTGTGCTAATTGACGCTGTTCTGATTCTTGTTTATGTTTAATAAACATTGAAACAAGATTACCAACCCCTGCTACAGTTTTAGCAATCCCCTGATTACGAGCATCCGCGTGTCCTTGAGGTGGCGCGAATTGAGGTTGGCCAAAACTAAGCCCCATTTTCCCGCCAACACTAGGATTAAGTCCTCCAGCTACTTGCTGAGGATTAATAGCTTTTTGTGTCTGGGCACTAATCTTTGAAGCCATATCTGAATATTGCTGTAACAGCGCTTGAACTGTAGCTTGTCCAGTAGTAGCCTGCGCGGTTTGCATAGGCACCGGGCCGATTTGTTGACCAGGCGCTCCATTTACAGAAGGCTGAGTTGTTGTAGGTAGAACTGGAAAATCAGTCATAGAACCTCTTTATATCACCTTAGATAGATCAGTTGATCCCAGAGCTGTACCTACGTCAGAACCTATAGAACCAAGAACTGAACCAATATCACCCCAAACAGAAGTAGACGCTTGTTTATTAGCCGCGCTCTGGGTTCCTTGAACAAGGCCCAAAAGATTCTGCTGATCTGTTTGCTGAAGCTGTTGTTCTTGCAATCCCTCTTGAGCAGTCTCACCAGTAAGAAGATCACTTTGAGCAATAGCTGCGGTACTAGAGTTCATTCCTACGCCCGCGTTACTTAAGCTAGTTTGTAATGTAGCCATGTTTTCAGCATTAGGTTGGGCCATAGCTGCTTGATAAGCCTGCATGTATGTACTATCGCCACTGCCTAAATTAGCCTCAAGTGACCCAATCTGCCCACCGACTCCTTGGCCATAGACATCATTTAATTGATGCTGTGCTGCTTGGGTTACTCCCCCGGGAGTATAACCCCCAGTAAAACTATTAGGATCAGCACTATATCCCGGTACAACCCCAGGAGTCTGGGTCCCCGCAGGAGATTGCATAATAGGGTTAGTAGGGGAATTAACTAATGATCCCGGAGTTCCAACAGTATTAGTAGGTAGAAGAGGCACAGGACCAGCATTAGCTATATTGCTCCCAGTTCCATTACCAATCGGCTGAACCCCTGACGCCTGCATACCTTTAGAGGCTTGCCCTATATTACCAAGAGTCATATTAGGTATAACGTTAGAAGTCATATTACCTCACTATATTTCAAACTTTTTACCGCAATTCCAGCAATGATATATACTCCAATGCATAGGAACACCATCACCACCCCATGATTTTTTATAATCATGGATATCATAGAATTGACTAAACCAACAAACAAAGTTTATCCATTTAAATCTCAACATATTACCTCTATCTCATAATTGGATGAAACTTCAGTCTCATGCTTTTAGTAGTAGTTGTTTGATCTCTTTCCTCTTGCGAAGTACGCCCATAAACTATGCCTAGTTTCCCCGGACTTCCAGAAGGCTGAAGAGGATCGCCCCATAGTCTTTGCTGAAATTTAAGCCTTCTATCATTCAAATCAAAGTCCGAAGCCAATCGCTCGGCTGTGGCAAGCTCGACAATATCTTGCCAAGAATTAGGAAGTAAAATAGGATCATTAATAGCATTAACAGTACCCGCATTAGGAAACGGATGTTCTTTTTGATACCTGAGATAGACATAATATATTTGATCCGGGCACATGGCAAAATAGATATTTCCATCATGCCTAGTCCAATTAGTAGGTGGACCTTGGATATTCATTAAGATTTCAAGATCATCAATGGTCTTAAATTTAAGAGGAAACCCACTATTAGGCTGACTTGTAGCTCCGGGAGTAGTTAGTTGATAAGTCTGATAATACAGGAAAAAGCTATCAAACTTATTAATCTCAAGCCCCGCATCTCCTGGTTGCTGGAAAGTTGAATATACATAGGGACCAGCTAAATAAGCCGTGAGGGGGGTAGTTGGTCCCGTTACCTGAAGACCAGGGAACTTATAATTTTCACTTAATTCTAATACAGCCTTGCGTGTATTCTCACAAGACTGCGCTTGTGGAATAGTCTTACCACTAAAATAATTCGGCATTGCTGCCCAAATGTCTCCAACTTGAAAACTCATAAGACTCCTAGAAAACCAATACTATAGTAGTGGTTGTTACATCAGTTATGGCCAGATTAATATTATTTTTAGTCGGAGTGGTCGGAGAATATATGTCGCAAGTCTTACTCTTATATACAGGTATGAACCCAATAGGTTGGCGTTGCAAACCGTGATTGAACGATTGTCCCACGTTATTCGTTCCCCAGGTAAAAGTAGCTCCACTACCATTCGCACCAATATAAAGTAATACACAATCAAGATTATCTTGGACGAATGAATTATAACGCCCCGCTGAGTCTTGAGTTCCGGCTGGTTGAGCAATTCCGACTCCATGTTGCATGGCTTTAAATACAGATTGCGCCCATCTTAATATACCAGAAAACGCACTAAAATCGCCGCTAGTGGGGTTGATTATCTTCATTACGGAACCTGTGTTGAATCATAAGAGCAGAACATTGAAATTTTATATATTCTCAAAGCTAAAGTTATCGCCTGTACAGGGCAAGTGAAAGTAATCGTTAATTGTGGATATTTATCACATAAAGGCATTGTAGCTGGATCAAAGCGAAATACACCATTTACACCATTAAACACGTTAACTGATTGACTGGTGTATAATACCATATTCTGTGTAAGACTGTCAAGCGATGGTTGTATCAATAACAACGCATATTCTGGTGTAGTTATATCTGCTTTTAGATATATAATAATTGCATTTACAGTAATATCCTTCCACATCTGTACTTCTTCAGAAGGAAGTTGAAAAGATACTGTAGGATTTGTAGGATAAGCTGCGCTCTGATTTATATAGTCATCTACAGTAAAAAACAAATAACTAATAACCCCAGCTTGTGTCGCAGCAATTACAATCACAGGAATGGTTTTATCATTTCCTGTACCATAAAACGCCAAACTCGACATTGCTGTAACTGGTGGAGCTGAAGTTAATGGATATGTAGGAATCGCTACTGATTGGATTGTAGACCAGTCTTTAGTCTCAACATTACCAATAGAGAGTGTAATTGCCGCGGGGTTAGTAGGGTTAGGAACAGATAGATAAAAAGCCAAATAACTATCCCCATCCACATACACAGGACATAAAGTAGCCCATATATTCGCTGCATAGTTAAAAACTCCAGATCCAGGAGCTGAGATATAGGTAACGTAATTCACTATTGACTCAGCTAACTGATTCCAATACAATCCGTGAATAGTATTAATCCCACCATAGCCAATAGTATAGACTCCTGTATCTGATACAAAAGCCCCAAGAGAACCATATTGACATACTGTATAAGGATAGATTGATCCAATTCCCTTACCAGAAGCCCACATATGATTAAAATCAAATGGCTGAATACCACTGTTTAGAGGCGATACTTCAGTTATTCCCTGCCTTCTTACAATATAACCCGTAGGTCCGACAGCTATAAAACCTACTATTTTGTCTTCTACATCAGGTAAATTATTGAATCCTGCACCAGTTACCAGACCCCCAACTAGCGGATTCCATACATTATATTGCCCTGCCGCAGCGCTCCAGCTCATTTGAAACGGGGCATAAGTAAGAACTCCACCGGCATAAGAATCACAGCAGAGGCATATTAAACGCCCATTTAACTCATTAAGATACGCGCCGCCTACGTAATTAGTAAGTAATGCTAATGTAGAGCCAGTGATTACATTAGGGGTATAAACATAAATCGCTGCTAATCCTGGACCAGTTATATAAACTACACCATTAATAGTTTTATGGACTAATGGTCCAACAGATGTGTAGTTGTTAAATGTAGCAAGAATAAGAGTATTAGTCCTAGGATTAACTAGACCATTAGCATATTCATATAAAGTAAGCCCAACATTAGTAGAAGTGATTACAAAAGCCCATGTAGTCTCAGTATATACCCCTGGGCTATTGGGATTATAGACTGTAACATCGCCTACAGTATAATAATACGAGCTTGTTAATGAAGTCGGCGCAGCAAGATTTCCACGGTAATTGACAAAAATAGAACTCAAATAACCATCCTGCACAGTTAAGTTCTGTGCAGCAGCAAGAGCGTTAGGGGATAAATAAACCCCTGAACTCTTAGTAGCGTCAATTCCTTGAAAAGGAGATTCCAGGCCACCATAGATAATTTCTAGTTGACCTGGACCCCGGGGAACTATTTTACCCATTTACTTTCCTTTACAAGCAACAGAAGCATTAGCAGTCATTACAGCTTCACGTACTTTTCTAATAGCAGCTGTTTTGTCTGCTGATTCAGGACAAAGATCATTAATAGCTTTAGCAAAATCTTTAGCCGCATTACGAAGTTTATCATAAGTGACTAAATCATCACTACTTGGTGCATGGTAAGTAAACCAGTTTTCTATTTGTTCTATTTGCATTTTTCCCCTTTTCTACTTATTGCCGAGAATTAAGTAAACATTACCACTAGGAACCGCTGTAAAGTTAAGTGGCCCTTCCAACCAATCTAGTTTCCCAATCGGAACTGGAGCAAAACCTGTACCTCCAGAACTAAAACTAGTAAAACTAAACGATCTTCCAGCCGCATCCGTGAAAGTAAGAACCTGGCCAGCGGCAGTAATATCCTGCCACCAGCCATCAATTACCTTCATATTAGCGCCAAAACCTACTGAACCAGTGGTGTTTACGATAATTTGGCGCCCTGTGAATGAATTAGCCATGACGCCTCCTTATGCCCAGTTGTAAGTTACGCCGAGAATAGCCCCGTAAAATTTGACTGTATTAGCCGCAGGGGTTACAAAATTGGCGTTAGCAATAACTTCAGTGCCGTCTAAAGTAAAGAACGTAGGAGAAGCTACAGTAATACGAGTACGTGTAGCTTGACCAGCGGTGTTTACAGCAGTAGGAAGACCGTTAGCACCGAGAGCAATTACGTTAGTTACCACTGGCGCAGCAGAAGTTGCTACCGTAGGCATTTTGGTAGTTGTCAAACCAAAAGTAGCAGAAGTAATTGCGCCGGTGTCAACTTCATAAGACAAATCAACCCAATTGATTTGTATTCCTTTAGGAGTCGCACCTTTCTGACCACCTGTGATAGTTGGGTTAACAGAGTTAGTCCAAGGTGGAAAACCAGAAGGGAGATTCAATGGATCTGAAGTATTAGCTACAGCAGAAGGGCCAGGGACTAATGCAGCAGTTCCAAATTGCTCTTGGTTAACCGCATTAGTTGCTAACTGCCCAGTTCTAAGAATTTGGTTCAGTTCCGCAAAAAGGTTTGCAGTTGTAGAAGCTGGAATGTTAAGAGTGAATAACCCCGCTCCAGCACTTGCTGGAACAGCTGAGGCAGCTACGAGAGGTGTAAACTTAGAGGCACCTAGAAAAAGTTGCCCGTCTGTAAAAGGAGTAGAAGCTGTCCACCTACCACGAGTATCTGACATATTTTCTTCCCCCGGAGATTATTACAATGCGTTCCGGTCGCGGCTGCTGAAGAATTAATTATAGAAGTATATCGTCTGAAGTCTCAGTTACGGTAGGCTCCCGAAGTTTAGCTACTGGTGCAAATTCTTGTTGCCCGTCTCCTAGTACATCGGAGATTTCTATTTCACGCTGGCCGAGAAGCATTTTGTCTGTGCAGGTTTTGCAAAGTAAAGCGCCGCGTTGCCAACTAAGTTGGTTGATGTGAGTCTTAATATCGCAACGTGAGCAATAGTGCCACGGATCTACCCAGAAACTTCTTTTTCCGTAGGCCATTTATATCACCAGTTATTACATTTACCCAAGGGAGCTAAGTGCCGGAGCAGGCTATTTAGCTCCCGGGGCGGCGCTATTCTATAAGATCAGTGCGGCTACTAATCTTAGAAAGCGCCATGTCTAACATCTCTTTAGTCACACCCAAATCTTGTAACATTTTAACTCCTTGACTTATCTTAATACCTTGAGGTCCATATTTTAGACCTTCTTTGTTGTAATTTTTTCTCGCGTCAAGATTTGTATGACTAGTAAACTCTTCAATTTCCTTAAGATAATCTTCCTTACTTTGGCTTTTATGTGGGCAAATACCTTTATTTGTTGATTTACCAAAGTTACAATTATGACAAAGCAACTGATATTTATCTCTAGGATAACCCTCCTTTTTAGCTTGATAATAAATTTGTTGACAATTATAAGCTAATCTGTGCTCATTACCGTCATCTTGTTTATGATCTAAGCCCAAAAATCTAGGATCATCTTCACCACAACACTCACATCTAGAGTCAAAAGCTTTAATAAAAGCTAATCTAATTCTTAAACGCTCACGTCGTGAATAACAAGTTTTACATCTTTTTTTATAATTTACTCGCTGGGTAAATCCCGCTTTTGCATTTTCACCTTGAAATGATACATTAAAATCAGTTAATTGTTTTTCTATCCCACACTGAACACATACTTGAGTTTCCATTTTGCCCTCCTCTTTTGAGTCTACCCTGGCAGGGTCGTCTCGTCAAGGGGAGGGCATTTTGGTCGTAAGTGACTCATTCTAAAGGACTTAAGGGCCGTTGCTGCCGAAAGTTCCCTGCCATCTTGGACAAAAAGCGCTCATTCTCATGCGTGTCTTCTGTTTAACTGCATCCGTATCAAAATCATCATCAAAGTCAGTATTAGGAGCTTCCCTCATAAAGACCTTGAGTGCATGATACTTTTTTTCCACAAACAAATACCAAGCTGAGCCTGAAGTCAAATAATTACCAACCATAAACTTGTAATCTTCCGCAAGTATAGAGTTGATAGTGTTATCTGAGCTATAAGGCTGACCACTGGAACCCAAAATCTCCCTAGCTATGAAGACAAGTTCCGGCGGGATGACGAGGTATTTGAACTTAACATTAATAGGCATACCTTGGTTATCAACCATGCGATTAGCATAGTTAGTAGCCAACTGCAACCCAGCAACAGAAAGATCAATATCTGTCGGTGGCCTATTAGGATAAGTACCGGCAGCACTAATAACGTTGGCCAAACCAGGGCCGATATTAGTAGCGCCAGCGCCTCCCAAGAGGTAGTGCTGGTTAGAAAACAACGCCTGACCATCGAAGGTAGTGATATTTGTGGAAAATCCCTGATTGATGATATTCCACGCAATAACTTCTTCAGTAAAGCGTGTGCTTCTAGCAAGGGCTTTCGGCCCCATTTTGATGATTCCATACTTATCATCGTCCCATAGTTCCTTTGAAGTTCTTACTCCAAGTGAATAGGTAAGATGAACAGCACGCTTAGAACCGCCCTGAATCATGTTGTTATAAGCAGTAGAAGCATTTTCGGGCTTCTCTTGCAATGGCCCAAGACCAGCCATTTCAAGTTCCTGCTCATATTCAGAGTCAGACGATTCTTCATTAAAGAGCATAGGATATTGCTTTTCCTTCTGCTCATATTCCGTGGCGTCCATATAAATATGTTTAAGCCCCGGAGCCATTAGCTGTGGAAATGCACCTCTTACTTGACTCATTTACTACCTCAATAAAACAGATTTACTTACGCTAATTAACTACGGGACTACGGATATTGCTGAGGAGACGTAAAGACAAACTCAACAAGACCATTTACAACGGAGCCTAGAACTGGGTTAATGCGAGTTACTTGAACGCATGTATTAGTGCCCACGGTAGTTTTGCCGCGATCAATATACATCGTTCCACCAGCATCAATAGTAATGCCAAATTGCTTTAGCACATCTGATTGAACTGGAGTGTAATCCGAAGCAACGGCACCAGCACTATTATCGACCATTCCTTCAAAGATGGTATCACTATTAGCCAAAGCTACTAGAGTACGACCATCCGTGATAGGAGTTCCAAGCGCTATGTTAACTGCGTTAGGTTGGTTAATAACACTGCCATAAGTTTGAATGGCCGCGTTACCACCAATCTGCTGAAATGGACCTGGAGCACCAAGACCATTTGAAGCAAGGTTACTTGCGGGAATAAGTGAAACTCCCAAGCAACCCTGTGTATAAGTGGCACCGTCCCATTGCTGAACGTAGCCAGCGTTTAATTGAACAACCACTCCCAATTTAAACGTCTGAGTAGCCTTTTCAGGAATACCCATAGTTTGCTCAGTGTTACCTGAGGTAGTGATGAGTGGAATAATTGGCGTATGAACAGTAAGATTCGCGGCCACTATAACTCCATTTTACTAGATTTAAGCATCTGTTAGATGCCGTCTTGCCCTGGTACGTAAACTTCCAGCTTACCTAAACTGGTATATCTTTGATATTCCCCAGCCCCATCACTGGTTGATGCTAAATCTTTTTGAACCTGAGCTTTCGCTGTTATATGAGCTGTTTTTGGATTTACTTGAGCTAAAGTTCTTTCGTGATTACGCCGTAGCATACCGTAGTATTTGGCTTTTTCACACTTCATCAGGATTACATCATCAAAACGGAAAACCCCGTTTTCATCAGTATCAAGATCAATCTTAAGCTTAGTTGCAAGATCGTCTTTAGTTACAAAAGTCCAACCTTGAGCTTTCATTGGGCCTAGTCTACGGGGGTTTTTGTTAACCCACCGTGGAACATAGTTTTGATCCTTTAGCTCTACTTTAATGTAGTCAGGAAGATCGTGATCTACTATTTCAAAAGGAATGTCCATATTAAAGACATCTTTTTCTTGAAGTTTTTGGAAGTCCAAAACTATCTGTTTCTCAGGTTTAGCTTGAACTTTTACCCCATCTCTACCTTGTTTTAGCACAAACAACTGCGCTTCCATAGCCCGAATCCGTGCAAGAAGCATATCTTCGTTTGTCACAGGCTGCGGGGGCATAATAGGGAGATTTGGTAGATTAAGCTGCCCGGTTTCTTCTGCCTGTGCCCTTAGTTTTGCTTCTACCTGAGCATTATCAGGAGCATCAAGGCCAATAAAAACATCTTCATTAACCTTAACATCCTGATTATCTTCAGCTATTACGGGCTTTTTTGGAAACTTACTAACAAATTCATTAGGAGACATACACTACCTCGTTCTTCCTTTTCATGTAGTCATCCTCAGACATACCAAAGCTCTTTGCAGCTTTCTTTCAAGATCCGTAAGAACAGCCTGCTTATTTGTATCAGGCCCAACATTACCTGTTCCGTGACCTGGAGTAGAAGCCGCGGCAAATTTAGACTTCATTTTACCTTCAGCAATCTCTTTTTGACTTGGCCAAGAACTAAGTAATAACAGTTCTTAATTGCCGCTGGGTCAGTCATTTGACCCGGTTGAAGGCTGTCAATATAATTATCGACCTTCTTTTTAAACTCCCCATGATAAAACTCATACTCTTTACCATCATCAAACATATCACGTCTCATAACGCGCGATGCAGTAAGAGCGTTAGCTTTCATCAACGGATCAAGCATTTGTTTCGCCGCGCCTTGAGGATCATTGATCCATTCTTCTTGAATCTCTTCAGCAGTTTTAGTTGGCTGCGTTTTAGGTGCAGTACGCCGTGCTTCATCAGCCAACCGCGCAGCTTCTTTAGCCTGTGCTACTTCATCCAGATAAGAAGCCATCCTATCTAAAGTTGCTGTTGATTTGGTTTGAAACTCTGTAAACTTAGTCTCAAGACCCTCGATCTTATCAAGTTTTTCTTTCACTTCCTTTGGCTTGATCTCGATCTCATCTGTAGATGATTCATCATCATCTTTACCCCATAAAAATCTCTTCCCCATATTAAGCCTTCCCCTCTACTACAGCTTGATATATTTGTTTTTCTATCGGTGGACCAACTTGTTGAGCTTTTTGACTACTAGCTAACTCCAGCTTATAAAGATTATCTGGAAGATTAACTAGAAAATCAAATTCAGTCATCTTCTCCATCAAAGCTCGTCTATACCCCGGTTCTAATTCTCGTGTGTATAAAAGTTTTTCTTTAGCATCTTCTAATTCATTGGATAGGAACTGGACCAGAATTTGCCCCACCGGCGATCGGAACCACTCCTTGATTTTGGCCCGGTTGCTGACTAATTGCTTGAGGACTTCCTCCTGGCTGAGGTGGCTGTTGTTGTTGGGCTCCGGCATTGTCTCTATTCTCCTGAATAAATTGTAAAACCCCCTGTGGCATTGCTAGCAATCTTTCTGCATCTTCTCTTCCAAATGAACGAAGCAGAGACTTCATCAACACTTGCTTTGCATTAAGCTGCGCCTTCATTAATTCAACCAACGGACTACCTGCTCCAGTCGAAGCGGCTTGAGTAATAGCCTGCATAAGTTGCAAGTCGCCCGCGTACAACCGCTCCAATGTAGTAGTAAGAAGTATCTCATTTTGCCTCTCCATCTCTCTATTCATGGAGGCTGTGGTAGGCTTAATTACGAGGCCAAGTTTATCTGCCTTGTAGTTCTCAAGAGCCATCTTGAGAACTTCAGCTTTATCACCGTATTTTCTAATCTTGTTACCAAGTCCAAAATGAGCGTACATGCGAAGCATCTTACGGCCCATTCTAATATGACAGCTACGCATATCAGACATACGCAGATTATTGCGATTATTCTGCGATTGCATTGACATTGCAGTGCCTTGAGCGCTGTAAATACCTTTTTTCTGATTAACAATTCCACCGCCACTACCTCCAGAAGCAGGGTCTACACCTGCCCTGATTCCAGCTAAACTAAGGGTAAGTTGTTCATCTTCCGTGCTATAGGCCATAGCGTTAGAGCCGAACTGAAGCGCTTCAATTTCTTCTGGGTCTGCCGGAATCAAAACTCCTGGATATAGTTGGAGTATAGAACTGAGCTTGGAATTCTTACTAATACGTCCTGCCCCGGTTGTGGCAAAGTGTCTGTTATCAATTCGCCAATTATGCGTAGTTGATACTTCCCTCTGGTATGCCTCCAACATCTCACAGAAACCGTATCCAAAATAAGTGTCGTCGTCGTATGCGAGCTTACAATCTTCAAATGGTTCTTCGTTATCGGGATAGGGGTTGTATATAACTCCGAGGTGAGATTTGGTTCCCACATGGTAGTAAGATATGAGCCGCAGAAGATGAGGCCCCTTCTGATAAGTAAACCAAGACTCTTGAATATCATAGTTATCACTAGATTTCCCCGGTTCATTTTCAACAGACTTTTGTTCTTCAATCTGCCGGCGAAATTCCGGTATAGGGTCTGGTTGTTTTGCTACTTTATCTATAGTTTCAGGGTCATAAATATCAGGGTTGTTCTTTAAACGCATTAATTCATAATAATTATAGTGAAGTGTATGCGTTTTAAAGTCCGCAAGGTTTAAATTTGGAAATTTTGGATCTAATGACCAGTCATTCAAAGGAATTGACTCAGGATGTGGGCCATCGCGCTTGATAATTTTCTGAGAATTATCTTTCATCGGGACATAAGTTGCTTTAGTCCCCTCTTGAGTACCTCCGCCGATGTAAATTGGGGCATTTTCTACAACATATTCCCACGGAAACTTAAAAACCCCGGTTCCATAGCGAATTGCTGAGCTAAATCCCGTCTCTTCAACCCTATAAAGGTCTAATTCCTCTGGCTCATAGGCACAATCTTGCATGAAATATTCTAAAATCTCTGCCTGTTCAGTACCAGAATTAACTTTAGCTGCATCAAAATTACCAAGAGCCTTGACATTATACAAAGGCTCCATATTATACATCGCCATTACTCTTGAAAGAAGCTCGTCACAATAAGTAGCGGCAACTTGTATCACAAGATTACTGGCCCCGGGCCAGGGCCAGGTCTTGTGTTCTTCAGCGGGAACCCCACGGTAAATGCGGACCCATTTAGGAAGAAGTTCTTCTCTCAAAGCGCGCGTTTTCCTAAGAACAAAAGGAACTTTATCCTCAATATAATTCAAAAGATGTCCGAACTCATCAAGTCCGAACTCTTCTGAATCTACGCGCTTTGGGGGATTCATTGACATAAGTTATTCAGGCACCTTTACTTCAGTAGGCGTCTCATTAACTACAACACTTGATTCAGTTACGGTAGGTGAAGCGACTTTAGCCACGAACTTTGAAACTGGTTTCTGCGTTTCACCCGCATCATTGGCCATATTATCGGCAACGGCTTGAAGGTTTGCGGTTGGCTCAACTGAAACTCCAGTAGAAGTTGTTGCGCTAGCTTCAGCCGCCGTGACTGTTCCCGGAAGTGCGCTTGACGTAGGGACATGACCTTCTAAAGCTCCTACTGCGGCTTGAAGAACTGGGTAAAAAACAACAAAATCTTTTACCAACTGTTCCACCGCTGTAAATGTTGCAACGTCTAGTGTAGGATTAACACCTTTATTAGCAACCGCCCCTGCTGCTGATCCAGCTACTACAGCAGCATCAGTGATAAAGGTTTTCAAAGCTGACAAAAACTCCGGCGTAAGCTTTGACTCTGCTTCAAGAACAAAAATAACCTTATTCGCAACCGTAGGTGCCCACTTAAAAATATCTACAATCGCGTGACCGATGTTTTCACTAAAATGAATAAACCAATTAGGATGCTTAATTGCAGCAGCATGTGGAACATCTGCAATAGTTTTAGCTCCTGAAGGATTAAGCTGAGGTATCGTCTGCGGATCCATTTTGGTGCTCCTTTTTAATTTTTGCTTCTCTTCTTAACATATTACCATGAACTCGGTCTTTTCTTAAACCTTCACGGTAACAATAATCATCCCACAAAACATCATGTTGCTCAAATTTTTCATCTATTACCTTGTACAACTTCCAACCATTTTTGATAATTCCAAAAAATAAAACTACGTTTACAGCCAATGCTCCGAAGATTAATTCATGTATATATTGATATAGGGTCACTAAGCCCTCGCTTGCGCTCTAATAAACCTCTGCTGTTGAGTATGTAATAGAGCTTCAAGTTCTGCTTCATCTTGATCTTCAAAGTTCCATACTTGTGTCCCGTAGCCTAAAGTATCCAGGAGGTCTATTAATGCACCCCTGTTTCCATAAGTTTCCATTTCCTCTCTAACAATGGCGCAGTCGTCAGCGTTAACCCAAAATTCTTTTCTCTCCGTTATTGGAACAAAGGAGTCAATACGTTCAATCTTCGCGTTTTCTGTATTTGAAGATTTAAGATCAGCAATTCGTATGTATTCAATACCTGCCCATTCACTTTTATCTCTATTGACAGTAATGAAATATTCCAAGTGAAATTTGAGATACTTTTGAGCCGCCACGGTTTCCAAATGAATTGTAGTAATTTTGAACGCAAGAGCCAGCTTAAATATCGTATCGACAAATTCTTGCACGCTACAAGCTTTTGCCCATTCTTTAAGTAAATATATGCGTCTCCGGTCTTGTCTAACTCCAGTAATGCTAATAGCATGTCTACATCTCCCTTTCGCCCCTGCATGATTAGGGTCCACTACCATATATCGAGTTAAATTACGTGGCGAGATGTCTTCCTCTACATCGCCCTCAAAGACTTTATGACGGATTTTAATTGGCCTTTTTTTACGTCCAAGATCCGTTCCCGTTTTGTAATCTCGTCCGTGAGGAAGCTCGCCAGCTCTTTCATCTCTGAGAAAGGTAGACCCACTGTTATCAAATTCGTAGTGGAAGTATCTGAGATTTGCAAGGCTAAATTTGCATCGCTCTGGATTAATCGGAAAGTTAAGCCACTGACAGGAAAAAAAATAAGTTCCGAAGCGTTGTTTGTAACGCGCAAGTTTGGCAACACTGAAAGCCTCCGGGAAAATAGGTTCGCCTAAAGGATGTAATGAACAACACCCTCCAAGAGCCGAGTGCCTAGTAAAGTTGAAGTATTGCTCATTAGTACGTATATGTGAGTTGAGGTCTTTGTAGGACCATCTGTTTCCAACAACGATCTCGTCGAAATCACGCCCTGCATTTTTAGCGTCTGCATCCATTGCCCCCGCGAGTAGCTGATGATACTCGATGGTATCTAACATAACCGTTTCTGACTTTAAAGCTTCACGCCCGACAAGATCATCTTCAATAGCAAGATCATAGTGAGTAGATTGCAGAGCACCACCAACCCCGATAAAATCAAAAGTCCCTTCACCGTCCCCTGAAGATTTTTCAGACCGTTTCTGATGTAAGGACTGATTAGTCCAAACTCCAGATTTTCCATCGGGAATAATTTCAGGGAATAATCTGGCAAAGAACTCATTATTCTCATAGTGGTTCCTTGTTCTACGGCCGAGTTTTTCAGCATTCTTTTGAACCTCAGATACTAAAATAATCTTTATATCCTGGTTATGTGCTTTCCTCATCCATTCAAGATACATAGGCGTAGCTCCAAAACGCCCCATTAAATCTTCATCTTGATTTGTAAAAGGAAGGGCACGCCAGATGGGAAAACATTCACTATAAACCGTGCTTTTATAATGATCGCGCGGAATCTCAATAACCTCTTTGAGGCCATCTTTCATTACAACCATACACATTTGAAAATGGAGATTACGACTAAGAGGAGTTGTTACTTGAAACTTATCTTTATGTAAAACGTTTATTGCAAAGTAGTAGAGATTTTGAAATGAGTTAAGACGGTAAGCAACCCTACGTGACTCAGCGTTTTGCAAACCCTTCGTGGGGATGAGTCTCCAACTATTAACCACAGTCCTTGGGATGTATTTACCACCAAGTGTATCATAGACATAATCATCCTCACGCTTTAGCGTGTCACTTAGTTCTTCGACCCCATGTGGACTTAATGTAGGCATTAGTTTATAGTCGGCTTCTTCTCATTATTAACCGCGTCAATTAAATCAAACGCTTTTTGTAAATTTGCATCTGCACTTTTAACATCAGCAGCGTTTTGGCTGAAATCTCCGATTCCAAGTTCATCAAAGTCAAGAGATTTATCTGCCCCTTGTTGAAGAATGGAAAGCAAGTCCTCAGATACTCTCTCATGCTGGTCGAAGTCATATAGAACTGTTTTCTTGACTTCAGTTTTGCTAACCTTAACAAAGCTGCCCTCTCTATCAAGAAAGTCCTGAGCAGCTTTAAGTCTAAGGGCAGGTTGTGATTTGTCATAAATTGCGTCTTTTATCGCTTGCATAGCATCAGGAACGATGTCTTTAACGGCGTCCCGGTTATCTTGAAGATTGCTGAACATATCCCGATTAGCATCAGCTACCACCCCAGTATAAAGAGACATCCGCAATGCTATGTATTCTGGAGTTCTCTTAATCTGATTTACCCGCACCTTGGTAATACCTTGACTGAAAGCTATTTCATCCTCTGTACATCCCTGCATTTCCAGACGACAAATTAGTTCCATCCGTAGCGTGCGCTTGAATGAGCGCCCGGGAGCTACTTTAGCCGAGGTATTACCATTAGGTGTCAGCATTTAATTTAGTCCTATATACCAATTTAATTCGACTAAAGTTAAGTCGCTGCGGGCGGGGCGGGGGGAGGGGGGGTTACTGAAGTAGGGATCGAAGCAATAGCTGTCGCGGCATTAGCTTGCGCCGCCGCAACTTCAGCCTGAAGGTTTTGAACTGTAGCAAGCTCTGAACTAAAATCCGTGGGAGTTGAAGAACCTTGAGCCGCAGTTAGCGCCGCCTCGACTTCTGAAAGTCCAGTTTCAATGCTTGAAACTGAGGCCAGAAGTGAATTAAAAGCCGTTGTGAAAGTTGTAAGCGCTGCATCAAACGTCGCCTGAGATACCGGAGTTGTCGCCATAATGCTCCTTATAACTAAGAATAAGTTAAAAATTAGTATCGCTATCAGAAGTAGAAACATTAATTTTTCCTGTCCTACTCAATCTGCCTTGCCTATCAAACGCAGTAGAGGTTTCCACGGCCACAGCTTTAGTCTCGCGTTTCTCTTCAGCTTGTCGCCGTTGTTTGAGGAGATATGTCGCTATGGCCTCCGCCGCCGTGGGTTGCCTCATTACATGCACCTTTAAAGCCAGCTTCGCTGGCTCGACCACACTGGTAGTATGCCCCTATATATAAGGATAGGGCAAGGCCAAAAAACCCATTTTTTAGGCCAAAATTATACAGACAAGGCCCTTCGCCCGGGTGTATACGCGAGAGCTTAATAAAGCTAGGAAAATTAATAGAGTTGTTTTTAATTTAATTAGTGTAAAGTTGAATTTTTTGTAAAATTTTATTTATGGGTATGCGACGCGTGCGTCGCATGGGTCCTCTTTTATTTGCCCCCCTGGTTGTGTCTGTAAGCTGTTGATTCTAAAAGAGTTAGTTACTAATTAAAGTTTACTAAGTAAGTAGTCTAAGCGGTTATTCTAAGCGCTTAGATTCGCCTTTTGTTCGCCTAAGTAACTGTCACTGTGACTGATACATATACTTACTTACTAAGGTTTAGTAAGCTCGTAAGTAGTTGATAATAAAGCAGTTATTTATATACTAAGTAATAACTAAAAGAAAAGTGACTATTACATTTACATTGCGCTCCCTATAGCGTAGGATTGTCTTAGTTCGTGAGTGCGGCTCTTAGAGCCCGGGCGAACGGCGGACCTTTGGTTCGGAGGTGCTTCCACAGCGCCGATGACCCAGAGCACATATCGCATCTGTTCTTTGACATGACCCCATATCCTCTATTAGAGCGCATAGCTCATAGTCAGACGCATAGCTTAAGCTATGGTCTATCTGACAACCATAACCTTTGCTGCGACCATACCAGCGAAGCTGAAAGTGAGGTATTACAATGAACATCACGCTCAATACTGAAGCTGCCGCGATTCTCAAGACGATTGTCAAGTCAACGGGAAAGACGGAAGAGGTCTGGCTCACTGAGTTTATCAACAAACAGTTGAAGGCACAGGAGAAGCCGATAGCACGGCAGAAGTTGAACATCGTGAAGGACACGGCCGTGCTTATGATTAACAATGGCTCTTACAAAAGCTTGCAGCATTTTTACAATGCTGCTGGCTTGAGTAAAGAAGTCCACACGTTTGGGGGAATCAACACGGTTTACCATGAGATCTACCTCAAACAGGGCCGCATCCTTCCAGCTGAGAAGCTTGTGACTGAGATCGAAGCTGTACCTGCAAAGGTTGGCTAAGATGCCAGTCAACTACATAGCAGCATTTCAAGTCTTGTACAGCACTCACGATTATCTGAGTGCTGTACAATTTCAAGATGCCAGATACATGCGGGCAATCTGGGACGCAATAGATATTATCGAACGTGCTCAGATTGAGGTACTAGCATGACCACCGCCGATCACATCTACCTAACCGCGCAACGGATCAGGGAGGAATCTAGACTAATGGCGGCCAAGCCAAAGTTAGTCCGGATTCCTCCTCCCATCCGCTGCGAATCAACCATCCACGATACATTACAAGCGCACCCAGAACTAATCTCCGAACCGTGGGTCCAGCGCGTGCTGGATATGTATCAGGAAGCGCTACAGAATCGAGTTCTGTAGTTACTGTTTCGCGTAAAATGGCCTATGCGCTCTAATAGGGGATATGTCCTTTGGAATCAGTAGCGCGTAATTCACCCCGGCGTGGGTCGCTTTCGTGCCCTACCCCAGAACGCGGAAAGCGTTGAATACAAAGAATATACGCACTCTCTTGGTTCTTTTTTTTAAAAACACCATTTTTTAGGGGGGCCACCCTACCGTCCCGGGTATGGCTGAGCTGCTCCCCCAAAAGTTAAAGCCGAACAAGAATTTATACGCGAACAAAAATTTAAAAATGGCCTTGAGGATAATAAAACAAGTATCCTCAGTATGCTTAGAAACCCAGATAAAGCAGATAAGGCTATAAATGAGATGTTTCCTGGGATGGCTAATGATAGTGGGCAGTCAATGCGAGAATGTATTGATTGTATGGCTATGTTAACACCTGATGAAGAATCAGTGTGTAATAGTTGTCTGCAATTAAAAGCTATTCCACGTATTAAAATATCAGAATAAATCCCAGCAGACTGGAGTATAATAAAAATGAACAAATTCGGTCAATACGAAACTCACATTTACATCGGCGCGCTATTAGTTTTATATGTAGCGTTCTTTATCAGCTCAGTTCAAGATGCTTTCCCATTTGTTAAATGGGTGTGGCAGCAATAACGGCACGAAGTGCGGCAGACTAGGCAGCTTAAGTAATAGCTGCCGCCTGCATATCTAGATCAAAAACGAAGCCAACATCAGGTTGGTAACTATGTTAATGAATCATAGTTGGGTCGATTGGTATGCAGGCGGGAGGTATTACAATGAGTCAGCGAGGATATGAGGTATTAAACTCCGCTTTTTTGTATCTTCTAGTTAATATGGAAGATACTTGTCCAGATCAACCGAATTGCAAAGATTTGTCTTTGGATTTAATCACAAAGCTCAAAGGTGATATTATCATGGATACAACACCTTTGATTGATATAAACTGGGAACGTGCTGAGGCTGTGGCTAAGAAATATAAATATATCAAGCAACTTGAGCAAGAGCGAAGCGACCTGCAAACTCAGCTTAATAAGATTCTTTCACAACAAGAAGAATATACTTGTATGAGGGATCTTAATATATATGCTGAGCCGTGGGATACTTTAACTCCCGGTAAGGGTGAAGAAAGAGATTAATTTATGATGCACGATTTCACCCAAATCCAACGAAACGCTCAAGACTTCACAGTTTTTGGAGTCTTGAGCGTTATAATCTTTCTTTCAATCATGGCAGTTGCAATATATGTATTGAAAGGACAGGAATAAATAAATGATGCTAATAATTGGTATCATTGGCTATCTCTTATGCACCGCTTTCGCTCTATTCATGGTGCGTAAAGATATACCATATCTTTAAACTTTAATTAAAGCTAGAGGCTCACAATAACCAAATATTTAACGTGCGGGGGCACGTTATCTTATTGATCGAGCCTCTATCTGTGGTTAAAGTAATTGGAGTATTTTATGCCAGATAAAGATCCTCTCTCATATAAATTCATTCCCGGGGATGTGCTTCTATCAATACACGAAGCACATTCTAAACATGGTCGTGATCCAACTCTCTTGAAAGCTGTAAAAAGAATCAAGATTTTGCATAAAATGACTCCCTTGGAAGTTGAGTCATGGTTTAAAGAAGAAACTCTAAGAATGGAGGCTTTAGTTGCCACGGATAAACAGCGATTGTTTTTACTGCGGAAACAAAATACAATTCGCAGGCCAAGATCAAATAGCCGTGTTACCAACGTGGGCACTTGAGTATTGTAGTCAAGATTGCTACGATAAAGACAGCGCGGAAATTGCTGAAGGTAACGGATTAGTTGCAAACGCAGAGTTGTCTGATATAAATAAGATTAAATTAAACGTCGCAATGAAATCCGCTCCTACAGCCCAAGCGCCTGCAAATATAAATACAATTGCGCCTTTGGCGCGGTTTTCCACAGGGGGGAAGAAGGAAAATCCAATAGACTAACTCTCTTTCCACTTGACAGAGCCATAGCGGGTTCTGTAAAATCCAACATAGTAAATTGGATTTTACAGAACTCACAGTGAGTTCTAATCAGAAGTAAAATTACAAGGAGCAATAACAATGGCTACCGCAACTCTCACGCCCACGTCCACTGGTCAATCTATTAAGACCTCGAATGAAACCTATCGCACTTATGTTCAGCTCGATGCTGAAGGTAAGAAGATTGTTAAAACAAGCTTTGGCACAGCTGGTAAAGATAACGCTTTTTGGAATAAACTCGATGCTCCTGATTCGGGCTTTCAAATTGGTCTAGAGCAGACTGTAAAGCGTTATAAAGCTGGATCTGTTGAAGGGTGTTCTGAAATTATCCCTGATCCTGATGAGTTTGTGAATATCTTTAATCGGGGTCTAGATCAGAAGTTCAATCAAAAGATCAACGGCGTTTTGACTGAGACAACGGATGATGCGACACAACTCGCGTTTAATCCTCAGGCAGATGCTTTTGATACAATTGATCTCCTCCGTGAGCCAACTCAACGGCGTAATCTCAGTGATAATGAGAAGGCTGAAATTAATATGAAAGCTGGCTTGCGTACTTTGTATCCGGGTAAGACGGATGCAGAATACCATGCATTGTGGCTCGCGGTTATGTCTCTTCAGTAAAACAAATAATATAAGCGGCAACAAGGGCGCTTGATGTTACTACTGAAGACGTAAGGGGCTAGAAATAGCCCCTTATGTTTTTATATACACATTTAGATATGTGTAGATAAGAACATAAAAATAAAGAAAAGGAGGTATTTCAATGATTTACACGCATTATCAGAAGATTAATTTTAAATTAGCAATATCAAATACAACTTACGTCAAAATTTATCTAAGTGATGATAATCTTGGCAAAGGGCATTCAATTATCAAAAATCATATTAATCGCAAAGAGATGGATCATATTGTTGCGATGTTCAAACAAGTTCCATCTTCTCGTAGAGATTATGACCCAGGTACTCAGGTGTGGACATTTGAAGGAACTGCGATACTGCAATTGTTAGAGTTGTATTATATAGGAGCTTATCGTAATTTCACTCCTGCTCATATTAAAGCGCATATGTTGATTGAGAATCAGGATATGGATAAGTTCCTGAAGCCGACAAAAAAATATGCTGGTGATCCAGTTTTAGACTGGGATGATCTTAAAGCTAAAGTAGAAGCCGAAGTAAATCACGATGATTTCTTCCGTCAACCAGTGTCCACGGATACTAGAACTCCTGCGTCAATAGATGCGCAACTTCGATCTTTAATCGGAGTCACTGATGCTAAAGTTGAGTTGACAAAAAAGATGTATCTCCAAGCTGTGCGTAAGTATCACCCAGATATGGGTGGTGATGCTAAAAAGATGTCTGAGCTTAATGAGCTTTGGACTATCTATAACAATAAATAGAAAGAGGTATAGTATGGCATTTGTTCCAAAACGTCCATTATCTTTAACAGAAAAACTTGAAGCTGCAAAAGCAGCTCAAGGAAATCTGCAAACGGTATCTAAATCAATGGAAGATTCGGCTACGCCGAAGTCTCTTTATGTAGAGGTTAAAGATGCCCGCAAACGTTATCGCATCATATTTGATGATAGTGGCAGCATGGCTGGTAGTAAGTTGGCCGATGCTAAAGCTGGGACCATCGAATTTCTCAAAAACTGCACTCCCAATGATACAGCGGTCGGTATTCATCCTCTTAACATGGAAGCTATTCCGATGGATACTAATTTGCCTGTATTAGCGAAATTAATTGAGACTATTCAAGATTCTGGTGGTACGCCGGGATTTAGAATACTTCAAGAAGCTCAAAGAGCTACGCCCGCGGCAACAAATTACATCATCTTTACTGATGGTGATACATCTGATGGATATAGTCTTAGCGACGCAGTTATAGCTACGGCTAAGAGAGATAAAACCCCGGTAGATGTAGTCTTGATTGTTGAAAATCAGCATGACGTTGATAAAGAAGACGCTCATCATCTTATGATGAAGAGACTCGCTGATGAAACTGGGGGGATCTTCTTAGTCTTTGATAGAACTAAAGTTAATTTTAGAGACGCCTTTAAATATCTATCTCCCGGGTTACGTGGTATGTTGGGAGATGGGTCGTTTAAAGCTAATCTAGAAGCGGGGAAAATTAAATGACCCACTCTCCAAATGAACTATATAAGAAGTTTGAAGAAATCCCTGTTGATGACAGAGAGAAAATGATGTCTCGATTTACAGATGCCATCAATATGGATAAAACCACAACCTCAGCTTTAGCTGATGCGTGGGAGACATATAACACCACAACCCGGCTTCATATGTTTACTCACGCATCATGTATTCTTACTCTAATCCAATTAGAGTATTGCGACCATTCTCCTAAAGATCACATGGATCAAGGGGTTTTGATTCAGTTACTTCAAATCATTTCCTCGAAATTAGCTGTAGCATGGATCGTTGAAGAATGGGAGAAGAATAGAACTCCTGATATTGATGAATTAACCAAGCTCTTTAATATGGATATAAAGGGCAAAAGCCAATGAAAAAGAATGCCCGCGTTTATGATAAAGACCGCAATGAAATATGGCCTAAATGCGGGCATTTAAAGAGATTCATTATCAAAGAATTCAAAGGCCATAAACTAGTTACTCGTTGTAGACTTTGTGCAAACAAAAGAAGTAATAGGTATTATTATCGAAAAAGGTATGGAAATAAATGACCCCAGAAGAAACTACGCTCATTCTTCTGCGTAAAATGGGCTCCCTTAATTTCTCAGCTAACTTTGTGAGATATGAAGGGGGCCCTATTATTACGCAATATTATTTTAAACCCGGGCCACAAGAAATCTTAGCAAAGATATTAGCCAGAACTGAAGATTTAGCAATGGCTGTATCGGCTCAAACAATCACAATTCAACGCATCGGCGGGGAAATATGTATAGGAGTCCCCAATCATGAACGAGCTAAAATACGGTTTGATAGCTCTCTTAATTGGTTACTTTTTAATAACCATAAACTTAACTATAAACTCCCGTTACTTATGGGACAAACGCCCACTGGTGAGAACTTTGCATTGGACCTTGTTACTCAGCCTCATATCCTCATTGCTGGTAGCACTGGTAGTGGTAAGTCGGTGTTCTTATCTCAATTAATTGCATCTCTTGCGGTATTAAAAGATCCAAAGGAACTTAAGTTTCTTCTAGTAGATACAAAACAACTAGACCTCACTCTCTTCCAATCTCTACCTCATACAATAGAGGTTATAGATAAAATTAAAGATTTACATCCACACTTAACCCGACTATTAACTATAGTCCGCCAAAGAACGGAAGCAATGAGAGGTATAGCTAGAAATATTGTTGAATATAACAATATGATGACTAATAAATTACCTTACATCGTTTTAGTTATAGATGAACTAGCCGATGTAATATCCCAAGATCAGGAGCTAGCGCGTGAAGAAGATAAAGAAAATAAACGAACGAGAATACTTGTTTCACTTGCTCAACTCGCTCAGATCAGTAGAGCGGCAGGTGTCCACATTATTGCAGCAACGCAACGACCTTCAGTTAAAATTATCAGTGGCGACATCAAAACAAATTTTCCCACTAGAATTAGTTTCAAGTTACCTTCAAGCGTGGATAGTAGAGTCATCCTCGATGAAAATGGTGCTGAGAACTTACTTGGGCAAGGAGATTACTTTTACAGAACAGGCACAGACTCGACTATTAAACGCGGCCACGGTAGCTTTGTGGCCACCGAAGACATTGCCCGGATCATTGTCCAAAATGAAGAGATCAGACGCACCATGAGGTCGCTGGCGGTGTGAAACGCGCCATCGTATTGAAAACAAAGGGGTTGCAGGCAATTTGACACCCACAGGCAACCCCGCTACCCTGTATACATGACGCCCCGCACCACATTCCCTATCTCAGTAAGACTTTCCCGATTCAACTACATGCTAATTAAAGCAAGGCCATATCTATCAAATAGGGCCTTGCTTATTAATTTGCTTTTAGAGGAGTATTTCTCGGGGAAAATGCCGTATCTTGAGGCTAGGTTTAAGGCTTTACTTGTGTTAAAAGAGGCTAAGAAAAATGCCGCCGCCTAACAATCAACTGAATAAGGGTCTTCAAACTTGGACTTGGGGAACTAATGGGCCTCCTGATCCCGAGCCAGATATAATTGATACTATAATTTTTGTCCGTAATGTACATCCCCGGGCAACTTTACATGAATATGAAAGACCGACAGTTGTTTTTAGTGTTGATAATATCCATACTAAGGTTGCTTATGAAATAACTAAAGATGAAACTCGTCTTATTGTTTTAGCTTGCGGTGAAACTGAAATTAAAGCCTGGGAAAATGCTAAAAGACGTATAGTTAAAGATGAAATGAAAAACATTCTCGCAGCGGAAGAACTCGCTGCGATTAAAGAAGCAGAAGCCATAGAAGCTGAAAACAAAGCCGCGTTAATAGAGGAGTATAAAGATGAGCACGGAAGATTTATCAAAGACAACCCCGGACCAGCAGGATTCAGAGGAAAAGTTAAACTCTAATGAAGATGCTGATGGTAATATAATCAATTGTTTCGACACTCATGTTTGTATTGCTTGTGGTGAAAACAATCTTATTGAACCAATCTATATACAAAGATGTTTAGATTGTGAACAATTATATTGTCACCACAATGCGTCAATTATAGACGCAAATCGTTGTATAAGTTGTTTGGATGATGTATCAGTTACGATAACTGATATAAAAACTGAAAAAATCATAACCACGCAAAGTGGATCGACTTATACTAAGTCACAGAAAGCCAAACAAATAAAGCTAGGTGGTATGCACTGGCTATTTGCTCAGCGTAAAATAGATTCTCTTACCGACGACCAGTGTGAGTTAGCTATACAGTATCATAGAGCTTATCTTAACAGAATGTTGGCAGAACGTGAGATACGACAACACAAAAATTACCACCGCAATCAAGGCAAAGTCTTCAAGCTCTCGCAAGCGGAGAGTCCATTTTCAGAAACAGTCACCACTTCGCAGACTACAACTAAAAAAACCAAAACAATTAAAGCGGTATCTAAGAACAAGGCGATTTTAGACATGACCTCTAAAATGGCTGCGATGGGGCTTTCTGTAGAGCAGATGATAGCTTTAGGTAACAAATTAAAAGAACAAGAAGCAGCAAAAATTCAATCCGCGAGGATGTCAAATGGAACTAACTCAGATACAAATACAGAAGTTACAGGAGTTATCAACTAAATTACATTGGATAAAGATCGGAGAAGATAATATTCCCGAACTTTATCTCGACAATCACATGCTTCAGACATTTAGAATGTGTCAAAGCAGATTTTGGGAGGACTTTGTTAATGGTAGAAGAAGCAAAGGTGGCAGAGTTTGGTTTCTCGATTTTGGGTCGCTCTTTCACGACAGAATTGAACAATATTATATACAGAGATCAGATAAAGATTTCGATGTCTTTAAATGGGCCACTGACGAAAGCGCAGAGGCTTGGGATTCTAGAGACATGGAATACTTTCGAGATAAGCATAAAGGCTTTGATGACATATCCGGTAAACTAGGGTTCTTAGCTCTATTAATGCAATATGCCTCTGTTTTTGGATTAGAAAATGAGAGATTCAAAACTGTTGGTGCGGAATTGTACTTCGGAAAAGGAAAAGAAGTTCCTATCTTATTGGATTCAACTTTTCTTGGATTTAGGATATATTTATGTGGAAAGATCGACCTTCTTATGGACGATGGAGTTTCAATCGGGCCAATGGATCATAAAACCAAGGGACATTTTCGTGGAATATCTCCTGCGGTTGATTTTGAGATTCAAGACGGAATGACGGGTTATGTTTATGCGGCGCAAAAACTTATACAAAGCCCTATGAATGAGCTTGAATTTTGTGGAAGAAAAGCGAATAAGATTTGGATGAATGTAATTCAAGTAAAGCCGGAAAAAGATTATACCAAGCGATTTGCTAGAGTTCCGCTATGGAAAACTGATTATCAACTCGAACAATATCGCTTGCGTCAAATATCTACAGTAAAGCAAATTGTAGATGTTTTAACTTTGGGCCTAGTTCCTACAATGAACACAATGGCTTGTACTAATTACATGCATCAAACTTGTTTTTATCAAAACGCCCATCGTCAGAATAGCAAAGAGAGCTATTTTACAATCATCAACTCGGAATTTGATACCGACCCAACTAAAATATGGGATCCTGAGAAGGCTCTCGTAATGGAGTAATAATGGAATACTCATATGGAGTAATAATGGAAGACCTTTATTCAAAAGAAACACTAGCTGCCTCAAAGTATAGACTTGTAACTGGGCACGAGGCGGTAGTAAAGACGGAAAAATGTCAAGTAATGAAACCGAATCAAATGGAATGCCCCAAATACGCTACTAGGGCTATTACTGATGGGGGAATAATTGTATATATGTATCTTTGTGAAGGACATTTTCAGATACTAAGACAGCTAAAGCAATTACATGAAGAAGAGTTTATTGATTTAGATGCAGCAAAGCTAGAGAATAATAAAGATAGTGTTAAAGCACAAGAAGTTTAAATAAAAGTAAACGGAGAAATAAAGTATGACAGAGTCAAATGCAATATCAGTGTTGAAAGTAAATGAGAATCTAGATCCATTTGGAGGTTTAAAAGACAATGCAATGCCTCAGAATGATTTCTTCTCGATGGCAATTGTGGGAAAACAAAAAGTTGGAAAATCCTGGCTTGCTACGACTGCCCCTGGCCCTAGGTTACATTATGATTTCGATAATAGGGCTAAGTCTATTAGGAATAGGCCGGGGGTTCAGCAGATTAAGACACTTATAGACGCCCGGCAAAGTCAACCAACAGTTCTTAAAGCCATTGAATCAGATTTAAGTATCTTGAAATATCGTCAATCTCAGGGGCTAGCTATTCCTGCGACATACATATTCGATACAGTTACGTATTTAAAGAAAGCCATCGAAAATGAATGTTTTGCTCAAGGTCTAGCTTCGAGAGCAATTAAATTAACCACAACCACCAATCTTTTACTTGGTAAGAACTGGGATGCTGTCAATGCTGTTGAAGGTTATATGCAGTATCTTATTACTGAATTTTCTGCCCTTGGGAATATTATATTTATCTTTCATGAAAAACCTGAAAAAGACATAGTTCATTCAAAGCCTGAGGAAGCTAAATATAATGAGGCTTATACGGTCGATCCTCAGTATTTAGCTAAGATTCTTTCTCGCTTCAATGAAGTTTTCAGGATTGAAATTAATCAAGCCCAACAATACGTTGTGACTTGTCAACCATCTTATCAATTTACCGCGGCTACAACTTGGATGCTAGATAAAAATGAGAAGCCAGATATTATGGCTATGATAGCTAAAGACAAGCAATTGCGGGCAAAAGCTTAGCTATAGTTAAGGCACTGGCGCATAGATTTAAATATGTGGCTCCTTAATTAAGCTAAGAACTCAGAGGGAGATTACATATTTTATCAAACCTGAGTTTTAATTAAACTAAAACTAAAGTAGAAGGAGAAGTAAAATGGCACACAAAATGAAGTTCAGCAAAGAAGCAATGGAAGGCCCGAAGCCTGTTCCGTCTGGAATCTACACAGTAGCTTTCGCGGGTTTTAAGCCCAAGAAATCTAAAGAACGCGATTCCATTAACTTTAACGGCATGGGGAAGATTACTGGGCATCCTGATTATGATGGCCAGATTCTTTTTGCAGGACTGAATACGAAAATTCCTAACTGGATTCAGGATTTCGTCCATTCCTTCGGTATTGAGATGGAAATTGATGCAGACGGGGATGCTACTATTCCCGGCGTATTTGATGCGGACCAGAATATCTTTAAGGAAGATGACCTTACTACATGGCGCTATGCTGGGCCATTAGTCGGTCAAACTGCACAATGGGAAGTAGGAGTGAAACCACACTATACTAATCCCAATGCACTTTCTCAAGATATGATTAAGTACATCTGCTCAGTTAAAGATTGCGCTGTCAAGAACCCGGATATCAAACATTCTAACGATATGCGGAAGAAAGCGTAAGATTAAGTCACGCTAAGATATTTATTAGCGTGGAGATGCACCTCTAACTTAGGGTCTACTTCAAGGGGAGGTAGACCCTAGATTTTTGGAGAATAAAAATGAGCGAGTTGGGAGAAGGAAGGTGGGAAATGAGTGAGTGGGTAGCGTATTCGGCATGTTGGTTTATCGGAATTGCAATAGGCGTATTGATATGCGCTGTGTTACCGGGTCGAGAATAATGGACGAGCCAACCCCAAGGCACGGAAGGAAGGCGGGAAATGACAAACGAACAAATAGTTAAAGAGAAATACCCAGAAGCCTACTGTTTAAAATATAAATTCTATCAAACCACTCAAGATTACACAATATATAGCCAAATGATTGGCGGGGTTACTTTAGGAGCTACAGCTTTTAGTGAAGCCGACGCCTGGGCTTACGCTGCTGAGAGAGTTAAAAATGCCGCTTATAAATAACCAAGGCAGTCCTTCATCTCAAGTATGGGTAATAGCAGAAAAACCCTATGACCAAGACAAAGCAAAAGGCTATATGTTTTCGGCTGGTTATGGTTACGTATTACAGAAGATGCTTGCGGAGGCGCAAGTATCTAATTATTTTGTTACTTGTAGATTGCCTGATACCAGTGATACATCTACTTATCGGATCATTGAAAATGACCTTAATTACTATAAGCCTCCGATTATCATTACTTTTGATTCAACTCTTAATCACCTTTGTCCTTTTACTAAGAGAAAAAAAGGTGACGTTACTGATAAATACTGGGGTTCTCTACTTACGTCGCCGTTATTACAATATCCGCATTATGTTCTGCCTGCTCCGTCTCCAGACATCATTGTTAGAGATTGGTCGCTTCGTGATATTACAGTTTCCCTTGATTTCGGTAAAATCCAAGAAGAGATTGAATTTTTTAATCGTAGTGGTAGAACAAATTTACAAAGACTTCCGGAATATCAATTAACTTATGATTATGAAGAGGATGTAAAAGATGGCTTCGATCGTCTCTGTCAAAAGCTCCAGAGCTATTTTTCCGTTCCACTTTTATCAGGTGATATTGAAAGTATCTACTTTAAAGCCGGATCAGCTTTCAGGGGCCATCCGGGGTATCCTGTCACTCTTGGTCTTGCAAGTTCAGAGAGTGAAGGTATATCGTTTAAACTCTTTAGAGATTCAGTTAAAGAAACACGTCACCTGTGGCAGTTATTGGATAAACTTTTTCGTTCAGATGTGGTTCTGCTCGGTCAGAATTTCTTTAACTTTGACGCACCAAGGCTTGAAGCTTTGGGGTGGACAATAGATTATAGAAGAATAGCTGATACAATGATCCGGCAACATATACTTTGGCCAGAGCTAAGTAAGAAATTAGAGTTTATGACTAAGCAATATACCCGGCAGCCGTATTATAAATCCGATGGGAAGATATGGAGTCATAAAGAAATGACCTCTCTCAAAAGATATAATTGCCTAGATGTATGCGTTACATTCGCAGTGTATAATAAACAGGAGGAAGAATTTAATGAACGACCTTACCTTAGATAAACAATATAAATCAATGATTGATAATTTAACAGAAATATTAAATCATCCGACTATACAAATTAGTCCAGTATTAGTACAACTAATACAAGCCCAAGGAAAGATGCTTAAAAATTATCATGAACAGGTAAAACAATATGGGAACGTTGACCCAATGTAAGATAAGTAATTCCTACATTCATAGATTACAAAGTCATTATCATAACATAGATAATAGGGGGATTTGTGTCGATGCAGAAAAACTTAAAGAAGCCGGGAGATTTATTGATCAAGAGATTAAACGAAATCTTAGTATCGCTACAAGCCAGTGGGGATGTAACGTTTATGTTGGTGCAGATAACGCACTTGCAGAAGGACAACCAGGTTCAGAAAATCAAGTTAATATTAACTCCACCTCTGGAGAAAAAGCTCTCTTAAAAAAGCTCCAAGAAATAGGTTACATTGTCCCAAAAATAGCAAAGAAGAATGATGAGGGAGAATATGAAGCTAAATATAGCACGGGGGAACTTGCATTACAAAAGATGCTTGTCACAAATCAGTTTGGATTCTCAGGCGGTGATCCTGCAATACGATCTATACTCGCGATCAGGGAATTGGGTAAACTTAAATCCTCCTATCTCAATTGCCGTTATTATAGAGCTAGAGACGGGAATTTATTGTATCTTACCAACTATAACGCGGCGGGGCCAATTACGGGTAGAAGGTCTTCAAAGAAGCATACCTTCGGATATGGCGGTAATGCTCAGAACTTCCCCAAACATGGTAAGTTGGCTAAAGTTATTAGACGCTGCCTTGTTTCAAGACCCGGAAATGTATTTCTTATGGTTGACCAAAAAGGTGCGGAGGAATGGCCCGTTAATGCGTTGGCTGGAAATACTGTTGCTTTGGATGAGATGCTTCAAGGACTCAATAGACACATACGGAGAGCTGCTCGTTTATTCAACATTGCTGAGGCATCCAGAACTAAGCAAGAGTGGAAAGATAGTCTCGAATATTATCTTGGAAAAAAATGCGGCCACGCGAATAACTATGGGATGCAGCCGAACAGACTTAGCGATAGCTTGGCTCAAGAAGGTCGTTCAATACCCGTTAGTAACTGTAAGGCTCTACTAGATTTGTTGCATCATCTGGAGCCATCTATAAGGGATGTGTTTCATAAGTATATTAAGGATACAATAAATGCTACGAGGATATTACAAACCCCTTATAATCGCGAGCGTCAGTTTCTTGGCCTCCGGCCTAATGACCATAATTATAAGCTATTTAATGAAGCCTTTGCTTGGATACCCCAAAGTGTTGTCGGTGATAATACTGGTTTTGCTGTGGACTATCTTGAATCTAATTTACCTCTTGAAAAAAGAGCAATTGTCCAAGAAAACCATGATTCGATCATTCAGGATATTACTTTCAACGCTGATAACATCTGGGAATATCTCCGAGAAACAATTGTCAGTTTTGATAGACGAATTAGATTTTATAACGGAATAGAGATAAATATTCCTGTAGAAGCGGAAATAGGATTTAACTTAGGTGAAACTGTGACACTGAATTCTCTTACTTATGATGGTGTCTTGGAGGCTTATAAAAAACTATATGATATTAGACAATCAGAATTAGATGCAATCGCGCGTCAAAATGAAGAGGCCCTTTTACAATCAATATCGAACGTAGGTTAATCAATGCCCCGCAATCTCTCGAAAGACTGGATTTTATCCTACGCTGAGGGATTAGATAAATACACAGAAGCTCCGACTTCTTATCTTGTTTGGGTGGCCATATCTTTAGTTGGCGCGGTTATGAAAAAACGAGTATATAGGAAGAGGGGAATCCATACTATCTACCCTAATCAGTACGTTGTTTTAACCGGGCCTCCTGGGATTGGTAAAGGGGAGGCTATTCATCCAGCATATAACTTAGCTAAGGAGGCAGCACTTGTTAACGTCATCTCAGATAGAGTCACAGCTCCTAAAATTATTGATAGAATTGCAAACGGATTTGGACCCGGCGTTAATGTCCAAGGAGGACAAGTTAAAATTAGTGCTGATTCTACAGCGGTCCTCCTCGCAACTGAACTTGCTGGTTTACTCACTGCTTCGGACTTTATGATGCAATTCTTATGTGACGCATTTGATAGGAATACTTATGAATATGATACAAAAAACTCGGGAACAAGCGTTATTAAAGGAATGTGTACAAGTCTTATGGGGGCTTGCGTACCTGATTACATCAGGAAACTTAACAAAGATGCAATGGCAGCAATTAACTCAGGATTTACAGCTCGCACTATCTTTGTCTATGCGGAAAAACCCTCAAAGCGATTGCCTGAAATTGCTGCAATCGAATCTACAGCCGCCGGAAAAAAGTTACTGGACGACCTCAAACACGATCTTATTGAGATTTCGCAACTTAATGGACCAATGGGAATGGATTCTTCGGCACAGTTAGCGTTTAATACTTTCTACAATAATTGTGGCCCAACAGATGAAGATTCCGAAGTAGTTAGTCACTTTAAACGAAGGATGCCAACTCATGTACTTAAAACTGCTATGGTTTACAGCGCTGCTGAATCTGATAGCATGGTTATTTCTCTATTCCACATGCGAAACGCAATTGCCTCTGTTGGGGACGTATGTAGGAACCTTGATCTTGCTTTCCGCGGTGTCGGGGATAGCGAACTTTCTTCTCCTAGCGATCGTGTCCAAAGCTTTATTGAGAAAAAAGGTATAACTTCTAGGAATGAGATATTAGCTCATTTACATAGGCATATGACACCGGAGTACTTAGATAGAACTATATCTCTCTTGATGAGTATTGGTGTTTGTGAATATGTTTATGACAAAAACCAACGTCCTTATATACAACTAAAGAAAAAGAAAGGTTTCGCTTCTTATGGCACTCAACCCTGATGTACAATTTACTTTAGACGATGTTAATGTAATTGCTTTTGATGACCTAGAAATAGGTCTTATGGCAATAGAAGACAAGATCATCATAATGCTTGATGAATACAAGTCTGGATATGAATGTAAGATTTGTAAAGGAACTGGGAAGATAGAAGAACCGTCGCCGGTTGTTGAGGGCGCGGTTAGAAAATTACCATGCTCAGTTTGTGGAGGTAAGGGAGCGTCTATTGTGATTCCTGATAATGCTAAATCTCTGCCTTCTACGGGTATCGTGGTTTCTATGGGGCCACAGACACAGTTTATGAAATTAAAATATCAATATGATAATCCAGAAGATATTTGGCAATCAGAGGAAGAGTTAATTGAATATCAAGCTGATCTTAAAAAACAAATGCAAGAAATTCCAATCCAACTAGGAGTTAGAGTAGTCTTTAACGCGCATGTTGGCACTTTTGTTCCCATTAGGAACGCTACTCGTGTACGTCTTAAAATCATGCGGGTAACTGAACCCTTGTGTATTTTGTTTGGTACTGGTGCTGCTGAACGAGATGTTATTGATTATACGGCTGAGGTAAGCTAAAGTAAAAGGAGCCTATAAAAGGCTCCTTTTTTATTGCGCGCCTTCAATAGTATAAATCATATAGTATTGCATAGTAGTAGCTCCACTTGAAGCGTAGCCGCTGCTTAAATAACCTACTGTAGATGCATTAGCTATCTCAGAAACTACACATGACCCTGATTCAACAGCGGTGCTATTTATAGTGGAACCATTATAATAAGCATTGATAGTCGGGAATTTAGAATTACTATCAATTGCTGAAGTATATCCTGTTCCTGGACTTATCATTGTTGAACTAGTTGTAGCCGCTCTACTAATACCAGCAGTTACGCAAATTCTATAGTATCCTGCTACTGTAGTAGTATAAAATGTAGTGGTAGTTACATTAGCTGTAAGGCCAGTAATTACAGTAGGGGCTTGTAGAAGATGAAAAACCGCATTACCAGTAGCGGTGCAAGAGCTAGAGCTAGAGCATTGTACTACCATAAGAGCCTGTTGAAGGATTACCTAGAAGATTACTTAATGCCGCGCTAGCACTAGTAGCTCCTGTACCTCCTAAAGAAGCAGGGACACTACTTAAAGATGCCAGTTGTTTACTAGCGTTAAATTGAGCTAAAGTAGAAGCTGTGGCAAAGTCATAAGTAGAGCTTGTTACAACTTCTTCAGTGCTCCATTTAGAAGTATTAGGTGTAGTTCCACCAATAGGAGGAGGAGCTGCTAGATATGTTCCTAAATCTAACGCAGCAGGAGCAATAGCACTACCTGTAGGTTGCCAGGAATAAACAAAAGTATGTGCGTTAGTTGTAGGAGAAGCAATAAAAGCTGTTGTAGACGCGGCGCTTTGATAAGGTGCGCTTCCTACACCACCTCCGGTTAAATTAGCAGCGTTTCCACTACCTTGATTAGCTAGGACAAAAGCAGTAGTAGCTACTTTAGTTGTATTATCCCCCGCAGTTTGAGTAGTCGCGGTTGTACCATTAGCTAAAGCCGTAGATACAGACCAATTACCTGAAGCTTCTTGAGCTATACCAGTAAGAGTAGCTGTAGTTATCCCAAGCCCTCCATTAGCTACAGGGACAATGCTAAAGCTAGCACTAGGACAAGCCCCAGAGCCGCCCCCTAAAACAAAATCCCCACTAGGTAAAGTAGCAGAATCTCCTACAACACTTGTGCTAGTAGGGCATAAAACACTGCCACTATTAAATGTATTTGAAGCTGGAAATGTATTGCTATTTACAGCATTAGCACTAGTAGCTGTGGTAGCTGTAGTTGCGTTTGTTGCGTTAGTGGCATTTGTTGCGTTGGTAGCGTTAGTAGCATTAGTTGCATTTGTTGCTGTAGTTGCTGTCGCAGCGTTTCCGCTAGTATTAGCGGCGTTATTAGGTATATCTGCACTAAGCAAAGTTGGTAATTGTGCATGAGGCAGTGTTCCTGTGGTAAGGTCTGAGGCGCTGACTACAACGTTACCACTTAACGCATGGCCATTTACTGTAGTAGTTTGATTTACTGGGGTATAACCTAGTAAAGTTATTAACTGCCCTTGTGTACAAGTAGTAGCAGCAGTTGTACTAGTGTTACATACAAAGCCATTAGTACCTGGAAAAGTAGCATTTCCACCACCAGCTGAGTTACTCCAAGTTGTACCTGACCAGATTCTTTGAGCTAGATTGGTAGTGTTATAATAAAAGCCCCCGGGATTAGGTATAGGAGTTACTTCAACATCAGCGTATCCATAAGCAGTGCCTCCGTAGGCTGGAAATCTGGGAGCAACAGACTGAGAGCTTAGATAACTCGTAAGACTGTATGAAGCCCCGGAGACACTAACAGGAACATAAGTAACAGCTTGGGCACTGGTATTACTTTTTATAACAAAATACCACGCACTACCAGCAGGGGTGATGAGAGAGTTATTTAGTAGCGTTAAACTAAAAACACCTGAACCATTAGTGGTTGTATTTTGACTCAAATAACTAGCATACGTAGGTGAAGTTAAAGCCACGCCACCTAAAGTATAGCTATTGAGATTAGGTGCGTTAGGATTAGGACTAAATTGAACACTAACTTGAGCATTAGACCATGTACTACCATCACTGTCTGTAATAGTAGCAGAGGTTGTTGTGAATTGTGCAAAAGCACAAGTGCTAGAGAGTAGAAATAGAGTTATTAGTTTTTTCACAACGCCTCGCTTAGTTAATGACCACTTTTGAACCCTTGATAGTAACTGAAGTACCTGTTATATCAAATATCGCTGGTGCAGCGGGTAAATAACTTAGGGTGTATTGAGCTGAAGTAACCCCTGCTACTGTAGCAGTGACATAAGAATTTCCTACACCTATCTCATTAAGTATGTAGGTATTAAATGTAGCTAGGCTTAGATTACCACTAGTAAAGGTAGCTAAATTCCCTTGTGGATCAGCAGTTTGACCACAAGGATAGTTATTACCATTGCTATAATAACACTGAGCGTTAAAAGGTAAATACCAACCTAACTTCATTGTATTAACACTATTAATCTGTGTCACAACTATACTCTGTAATACTACTCCAGATGTAATAGTTATAGCCAACGCCGGGCTACTAGTTATACCTGAGTAAGTTGCTGTAAAAGTTGGAACTCCAGGTGCTACACCTACAACTGATCCACTGGGATTAATAGAAGCATAAGCAGAATTACTTACAGCCCAGGTAGTAATACTTGAAGTTAAATTTTGTGTAGAGCTATCGCTATAGTGCCCGGTGGCTATTAACTGGTTACTTGAGCCTACAGTAAGACTAGTTATTCCTCCAGTGGTAGCTAAAGTAATACTCGTCAAAGTAACTGCTGCGGTGTTAGTTACATCCCATGAGGAACAACCATTGTTAGAAGATAAAGTATTATGCACATGCACTGTGCCAATAGTAGAGGCAGTATATAACCCTCCTGTTGAAGTAACTGTCCCTGTGCCTGTTCCTGCTACTGTGTAATAGCCATTAGTATTTCCAAAAGCATCAGGAATACTTCTAGTATTCCCATCTGAATACAGAGCAGTAGTGGTAAATTGTATAGTCCCACCGACAGGAATGGTGTTTATGTTAGAGACTTGAGTTATTCCACAGCTAACGATAGTTGGATTTCCAGTTACGGTTAAAGTAAATGGATTAGGAGTAGCAGTGATACTAAGATAAGTAGCTCCTATATTAGTAGTCCCTGATGTACTTCCCGCGGTAAATAACCCAGTTGTACTTACAGTACCAACAGCAGTGTTACTACTTGTCCAGGTAACTGAAGAAGATAAGTTTTGAGTAGAAGTATCGCTATAAGTACCAGTAGCTATGAGTTGATTAGTAGCTCCTTGGGCAAAACTAGTTCCACCACCTGTGGTAGCTATAGTAATAGACACAAGAGTTACTGTACCCCCAGCTACAGTTTGAGATATTATTGCTGAGGGAACAAAACCATAGTTAGTAGCGTAACTCGCAGGTTGATTTTGAGCACCCCACATAGCTATGACTTTAACTACTGTACCATTAGCTGCGGTAAAACTACAACTAACGCCGCAGAAAGTAGAAGTCCCTGCTGCTGGAGTAGTGCCGTCTAATGTATACCAAGCGCTGGTATTTCCTGTAGGAATTGTTGAAGTAGAGCTAGTATAACCATTACTGGTTATAGTGACAGTATTGCCACTAATACTGATACTAGGCGCTGCTGAAGTAAACGTAGTAGGACTAGTTACTATAGTAGCGTTTCCAGTAGAAGTAGGTGAAGTTGCAGTGTTACATTGTTCATTAGGGGTACTGAAGTATATAGGCGAAGGAGCAGCGGATTGGAAAGTGTTATAACTAATTAATCCCGGTCCAGTCTGACAGCCTGGAGCAGTCATTGCTTGGGCACTGTTTGTTAATGCTGACTGTGCTAAATTATGCGATGCTGTACCATTGCCCCAGAACTCTATATATGGGGAGTAATAAAATCCCCCTAAATTAGTTCCTCCATAACATCCTGCTTTCCAGTATGTAGTATTACTTAAAGCCGTCCCAGCAGGAACGTTAATTTTAGCACTATAACCCTGCCCTCCACTTTGTACACCAGCTCCAGCAGAATAAGCTGTTGTTGAACTCCAATTTGGAGCATATTGTTCACAATTAGCAAATGTAGCAGCTTGTGTAGCTACGGTAGTGTTTTCAATTAATAGATTGTTGTAATGATTTGTCTGCCCCAATGACCCTGCCGCGCCACTACTTTGAGGAAGGCTTAAAGGCCAAGTACCATAGCCAGGAAAGAACGCATCATGTATACTATTGCCGTCGAAATTTTCTTGTGCCCCTGTTGGTCCTACAGCGCACTGACCTTCAAAACCAATGCGATGCCATTGCATAATATCGTTATGACGCCAGATAAAATTATTTTGTATCCTAGTACCAGCATAGCATTTCCCAGCTTGTTCAATATGAAACCAGTTGTTATTTTGAACAGTTACGTTAGTTGTATTAGAATAGACTCCAAAAGTTCCACAATAACCCCCCGCACTTCCATAAGCGGCCCCAGAATTATTATTAGGGATATATTGGAATGTGCTCATAATACCTGAGCAATCCCCAGCATCAGCGCTTCCAATCCTATTAAATTGAAATAAAAGATTCGACGCTGTAGGCCCGGGATTAGTACATCCAGAAGCTCCGTTAATACAACCATCTACAAGCCAGAAAGTAGAATTCTCGGGAGGAGAAGTATATAGCTGAACATTGAAGCCGTGGGCATATACATACTGTACTGTATAACCACTTGCTCCATAAGCAGCATAACCAAATCCCCCACCACCAGCACTTGGGCGATTACCATTCCATTCAAAATATTGTAAAGTAAATCCCGTAGTACAAGTAGGAGCTATAAATCCCCAGTTACTAGAGCCAATGCTAGAGCTAATTATAGCTGTAGGCGTAACTTCATTCCTTACATATCCTCCCTCAGTAACAGGAGCTAAAGGAACTACGGGTCCAGTTAAAGTCCAGGTATTACTTCCGCAAGGGATGTTAAAAGCACTGGTCCAGTTATAAGTACCCGCAGCTAAATTAACTACATTCGTTCCTGTTGAACCAGTACAGCTATTAGTTCCCGCGGCTGTACTTGCGGTAAGAATCGTAGCTTCACTAGAGCCAGCTGTAATAGCGCAGTTAGTT